TTTTCTACCCAGATAAAATCGTCAGAATGCAGACATGCTCTAGTCTGCATCACTTCTCCCTTATACTTGAAAGTAATAATGTGTTTATCCATTACTTTGATTGCCAACAATTATAATAATACTACTAAAAATCTAAATAAAAAATCCCCATTGCTGGGGATTCATTATATGTTTTCGGCTTGATGGCTATGCTTGATTGATTTTGAGTTCTATTACCTTACATTGTTTTTGCCTGTCAAGTCCTAACTCTTTTTCCAAGAATTTCACAATATCGGTGTGTCCTCTCTCTCTGGCGTCCATTAATAGCTCTAAAGCCTTGAGGCGGTCTAAAGTAACTTTATCGGGTAAAGCTGTTAAACCTTCTCGTATCTCCCTAATCTTACAAGACACCCATTCACCAATATCTTTGGAGATGGAGTATCCAAGAGCTTTACCAATTTCAGGATGTACCCAAAACCCGCTAGATTCTCCCGCACCTATAAAAATAACTGGGCGATGCTCTGATGCTTCTGTCAAACTCTCTAGCAGTTCTCTCGATGATGACTTGGCAAGCCAGCCGCTAAAAGAGATAGCCCCAACTGCACACAATTCACTAGCGTTGACATAAGTGGCAGGGACTAAATTAAATTCCAATGTTGTGTCAGTTTTTGTAAAGCTGACGGCTAGGGAGGGAACTTTCTGTGTTATGATTGACATCTAAGGATTTCTGAACGAATTTTAACAGATCACAAAGCTGGATACCATGGCGGGTATTCGGCTTTTTTGTTTCTCTATAACAATATAGCTAATAAATCAAGTGTATTCAAGATAAATATTAAAGTTTATGTGAACGTTTTTGTGTTATGATGTATCTTCCTTCATAATTCTTACACCGTCTAGGGGAGAGTCTAGGCGGTTTATTTTTTCTAAAGTAACTTTAATACAGATATAAGTATTATTACTTAGTTAAGTATTTATACATATCCCTAAAGTATTATAAAGGGTGTACGTTTACGTGGTTTTACCTATACATCCGGATATATAAAATGTTAAAATATGTCTTTAGAGGGATACGTTATGAAACTATTAATACAACTTCTTAACAATACTGGTAAATGGGATACTGTTAGAGAAGAATTTCTAAGGCTTCCCTACTACAGGGTAGGAAGGTCTATACACTGCGAAATCAGCTTGAGAGGTTTAGAACTCAACACAGTTTCTAGTATTCACTTCCGGCTGTTTGAGATGGCAACTAGCTTACGCAATAGCCCACCATCTTACGGCATTAAAGATGGCAGCGATGAGAAACCATCGACCAATGGGACATACTTAAACGGTAGTAGGTTAGAACACAATAAACCAAAGATTCGGTTACTACATAACGATGTGATAACAGTGACACCAACGTTGAGAATTGTTTATTGTGATAACACTCCCAAAACTATCATCAGTGATAACATGAATGATACGCTTGCCCATAACCATAAAGTAAGTCAGCTTGTATTACTTTAAAAAGAAGTGGAAAAAATTACTGTACATTGCCATTTTTTGGATAGTGGTGATGTATATTTTTTCCAAGCTGTTCGATTTGCCATTCCTGCTTAAGCTTGCTCGATCGATATCCCCGGAAGGTTGGGTAGGACTTGGCGCAACTATAGTGTCTGGAGTTGTCGCCTATATAATCGACCGGGAGAAGGAGAGGCAAAGCAGCAATATCGATCGATATGACGCGAATCGGGAACTGATACGAGAGTTAGAAAATGGACTGGATTCTATAATCTCTCGGCTCAATGCAATACACGAATTGCAAGAAGAAATAGGGAAGCTGAAAGAGGCGATTGTGGCAGTCAAAGAAAATATGGCTGTTATCTCTGCAAAGCAAGAAAGTAACGGTCAAGTAATGTTAGTTCTGACTTTACTCCTCAATCTAAACAATGATGTTGTTTTATTAAAAACTCTATTAAATGTCAACAGCTCCAGAAATCAATCTGGAGCTGATGAAAATCTAAAGTAACTTTATTCTGTTGCTAACGCTAAGGAAACATTACCTGCAATTCCATTACCGCTTCTTGATATGTACGGCTCTTGGGGGCGTGTAATTTTGCCTTAAGACCAGATTGCACATGTCGGTACCATTCCCCCTCTTTAATCCATTCCTTGCCAGGATTGTTAGCAGCAGCCAGGAGAAATACAAATCCAGAATCGTCCTGAATTTTGATCTCTGCATTGGGTAGGCTGATAGTTTTGGGTATCTCATCAATGCTGGCTTTATCATTCCTGACATAAACACCTAGGGCTGTGTCCTCTGTGTATGTCGATTTTCTTGTGTAGGTCTTAATCACGTCCGCTTCCCCTCGTATCGTCTTCATCTGGATCAAACTTGAAAATGTATTTCGCCATATCTATCGGTTGTGTTTCCTTTTCAGACGTTCCTTTAAAGCTTTCAGTTCCAATTGCAAGGGTATTGGATGACTCTTTATCAATGCACTCACTCTTCTACTATGCTCAGCTCGTGAGATACCTTGACGTTTCAACCAGCTGATGTAATCCCTTTCATTCTGCAATTCAATACTTCTGGGTGTGTCGTTCATGTGGAAATTTTTTAAGGACATATCGATTCTAACCTTAAATATTTAATATGGCTACATTTATCGAAAAGTTATAAAGTAACTTTAGCCCAAAAGAAAAACCACCTGTAGGAGATTACAGATGGCAAGCAAATTGATACGATTAGGTGTATTATAACACGTCTAGCTGAAAGCTATAATTTGACATAAGATAACACCTTTCTGAAAATCATCATCACAATCCCTTAACCGTCTCTGCAATAGATTAATGATGTTTTTCCTGTGACTGGGCTTTATCTCTGAGGCTTTAATTTTTTCTCCGTTTGATGTTGTCCACATCAATTCCTCTTCATAAACATTAATTGGCGTCATGCAATATGCATAGATAGTGTATCTACGCTTCATACCATCGTCACAGTATGCCAGATAATCAGCACTTTCGTTGTCTTGATATGTGCAAGTTTCAGCCAATACTTGGAATTCTTCGCTTTCGAGTATCATGGTGTGTCCTTTCTCTTGTGGTAATTAAGCTGAGTTCTAAAGTAACTTTAAAGGATCTTCGATTTCGTATCCGGTAAAATCAGGATAGAACTCATACAATGTTGCATCAGACATAATCACATTAACAGGAATGCCGTTAATAGATTTTATGATCAATTTGTCTGTTTCAATAGATGCAGTTAGCTTTCCTAAATCAACTTCCGGCTTCTCGATCCCGTCTGAAAAACCATCCCATCTGTAAACCCTGATACTGACTAGCTTGTCCATTATCAAACCTCTGTTTTTGACTCGTCAAATTTTTGGAATGATTTAGCCATTTCTAGACAATGCTTGTAAGCCAATAACTGTCCTTGAGTTCTATCAATGGCTTCTTGTAGATTTTTTTTAGACAGATTCCAGACATCTAAACCCTTTTTACATCTTTCGTAATATTCGAGCTTTTTAGATTCTCTTTCGATTTGGAGTTTGATATCTCTAATCAGTTCTGAATGCGATCTGATAACGATCATGGTGTGTCCTTTGGTGTGTGTGGTTTTGGCAATGCACCCACTAAAGTTACTTTAGAAAACAAAAGTTTCTTTGCACTGTTGCAGGTAACGTTTCTTGATTTGATCCATCTCCCTAGCTGCCATCCAGCCATCTTTTAAGGGACTGTCCTCTACTGGCATAGAATAACCTTTGTTAAAATAATCCATGCCTTGATGAAACTGTTTCGTCACTTGCATGTCTAGCTTATTGATACGCAAGGTTTCATCTATGTGGGGATTAGGAAATAATAGTATTTCCCAATCTGACCAAAACATTGATTTATAACAGTTGGCTATTCGATAACCGTGCTTGTCTTCTAGGTAGTAGATAGCCGCGTCTGTTGGTCTTAAATGAGGTTCATATTCCTCAATTGCGGTAACAACAGAATCGCTAATCAGCTCAACAGATTTGTTAGCTATGAACATCCATTCTGATGGAGGAATTGAGGCATAATTGCGATCGTTGTAAGTCAGCTTCATCTGATTCTCTCTGAGTAACTGTATTTACTATAACTACAATTCTAAAATTGTGCAAGCTTTTTCTAAAGTAACTTTAGAGCATTCCCTTGAGTATAAATACTCGGTTTATTTGTATCCGTATATTATGCAAAAAAGTGCATAAGTCTAGATTCGGTTCAGACAACCGACATCTATATATGTGCAATCACACCCGATTCTTCTTAGCGTGTCTCTAAAGCGCAGGCAAACGGCAGTGGTAAGGCGTTAGTGCGTCCTCTGTTGTCTGTCGATGTTGTTAGGGGAAATTTATGCAACTTGTGGAATAGGGGGGGGTAAATATGCAACTTGTGGAATAGGGGGGGGTAATATATTTTTTTGACGTATTTTACCAACGTGAGGCATATATTACAATATTTTTACCCCCCCCCTAAATCTCTGTGTGGCTTGCTGTGTATAGGTTTCAGCGATTCACACAAAATTTGTGTGTTCTCTCGGATGAAAAAAATTTACGTGAGGCATATATATCAAGGGTTTCAGCCATTTCTCACAACCTCTCGATACTTTAAGAGAGTATGATTCGCCAAAAAATAAATGTTTACCCCCCCCCTAGCTGGCAGTAGAATATTCTACTGGTAACTGAAGTAACAAATATATTTAGGAAATAAAGCGCCAAAAAAGAAGGCGACAAAAGGACATAAGGATAAATTCAGACATGTTCAATTAATGGAATAGGGGGGGGTAATTTATTTATTTTTTCCAAGTCTGTCTAACCTGGAGTGTGCGAGAGTCGAGAGAAAACGGCTAGAACCTTTGCTGTGTATGCCTCACGTAGATTTTTTTATTTTGTGAGACTCTCGCCGTTTCGTGTGAGTGCCAAGAGCTGAAACCCTTGATAACTGGCACTTCCTTAAATTGTGTGTTTCGTGTGGAAATCTTTACACAATCTTAATTTACCCCCTCTTCCTTTCCTGAGAGAAGTATGATATAATACTATCCCTTTAAAGTGACTTTATTGCAGACATGAGACAACAAAGGACACAATCAGTCATGTCTGCACGGCTTCACTTATAAATTTCGAAAAATTAGAAACTTCACAACGCAACTATACACGGTTGCTAAAGTAACTTTATTCAATAAAAAAGCCGCTAGCGGAGTGGCTAACGGCGATAAGAAATAAGAAGACTATTATAATATCAAACAAAAAGCTGCAAGCGTCTAGAACTTGCAGCTGAGATAACAGGATGTAATGTAATGATTATATTATACTATGTCTGCAATAAAGAAGCCTCCAGCTAGTGAGGGCATATCACCAATTGAAATGCAAGAGCTTATATTGTAGCATGTCTGCAATAAAGAAGCCCCAGCAAGGGGGCGTGATTACCACTTGAGAGATCAGACTACCTGAGTATACCACTAATCTGCATTGTGTGTCGTATTTATATTGGCTACAATAAAGAAGCCCCCGCAATCACGAGGGCGTGTAAATCTAAATCGAAGATTTCCTATGTCAAGTATAACCGTTTTCGAGCAGATTCAGAAAGAGCTACGTGTAGATGCTGATGGTGTTGGATATTGCAGTATTCGAGGTGCTGCCAGATTGGCGGGTGTTGCTCACACTGGATTAGTTCAAGGGTTTCAAAATGATGGTAAGCTATTAGCCTCTAAATTGGCTGAAATGCTTAGTGATGAAGGCTTTTGGGGTGGTAAGCTAGAATCCTTTGCTATACACGGAATACCCGACACAGCTTTATCAGTAATTCTTGAATACTACGCTTTTGAAGCTGGGCGATATTGCACCGATATTGCTAAAGCAGCATACAGAGCATTTGCCCGTGTAGGCATTCGGGCAACAATCCAAGATGTTTGTGGATTCCGTAAAGAATCAGAGCGTACAGTTCCAAACAACACACAACAAGGACACAATCTTACCAATAGCGAAGTGTTGCGAACCTATCGTCTGATACTCAACGCCAAAGAACGTAATGATTGGAAAATGGTAAACGCTTTAGAGTCGATGCTTGGTATCGAGTTGTCAGAACCGCCTAATGCAACCATGAGTGTAGATGATGCAATTGATCAGTTCTTAGACATGAACGGTTACATTTTCACAGGTGATATTACAGATGAAATCAATGCAGACATCTTCACTCCAGAGTTACTAAAGCACATTAACAAGTATGCAAAGAAACGATTCAGAACGCTTGACTCTGCATTGTTGTTGTTCAAAGCTTATCTCAAAAAGCATAAGCCGTCTGATTATGACAAGCTGTTGCAAGGTTCGCAGCAGACCAACTTGGCGGTAATGAACAACATTGTGATCAGGGGATTATCGGTTTTCTAAATTCCGTCCACTAAAGTAACTTTAGAGCCGTCACTAAGGACGGCTCTTTAGTTTGACATTATAGCTACAATAGAATACAATCAAGAAAACCAATCATTGCAGACATGAGAATTTACCAAAACAACGGCAAGACTCACACAATTTCATCTATGACGGATGATCAGCTTGCACACATCTATTTCAACTTACCAGATAATGATTCTATGAAATCCCAGATTTGGGAGCATTTTGTAGAGTGTGTAACTCAGGAACAGCTTGAAGAATCGGGAGCATCCACGGCTGAAGAATACATAACCAATTGGCTAGGGAAAGCAATGCAGACAACAAAAGATACACAAACAAAATTAATGGACGCTAACACACACATTCAGGAACATTCGGGAGTTATTACTTTATGTGGCTCAACTCAGTTTTTCTTCGAGGCAATGGAAGCTAACAGACGGTTAACCTTTTTTGGTTGGATTGTGTTGCAGTGTGGAAGCTGGGGACATTCTTTTCACAAGTATGCAGAGAACACCAACACCGACTATTCTTTGGTGAAGCGGTTGCACTTCCAAAAAATACACTTGAGTGATGCAATTTGTGTGATATCCAATTCTGCTGGATATATTGGATCGTCTACGAAAGCTGAAATAGAATTCGCCAAATTTACCCGTATTCCTGTGATCTATTTTGACGGGAATGATTTTACTGGTAACATTGGGGCGATGCATACAATGCCTAAGCATTACGAATGTTTTGAGGAAGGAGACGAGGTAATAAATACGTTTTCGGCTGAGTATGGGGGATTAGGTTTCTAGTTCCTGACTTTATAAAGTAACTTTAGAGCCTCCCATAAGGGGGGCATTTTTTATAAAGTTACTTTAGAGGTCTTGACAACTGTATTCACACCGAATACACTCGAAGAGTACTAGAGATTTTTTGGTTATGAACATCGATCAACTGTTTGTAGAATTTAAAGCTAACCCCACTCCTGAGAATGGATGGAAGCTTAATCAAGCTATGGTTGCCTACTCAGAGAGCCATGAAGGCACTAAGAAGACAACAAAGGACACAGAACGCCTTCCTATGGTCAATCCTCATCTAAAGACTCGTAAGGGGGGCGATTGGGATTTATATCTTTCTCAGTTTATAGATATCTGTAATGCTTTTGACTGGGAAATTATCCCGTTCAAGTCCAATAAATATCTAGAAAGCTGGAAAGTTACCGAGAAGAATCTCAACCAAGCTGTTTTGTACTTAGGTGTTGATGGCTTTAGTATGGGTTCATCTAAGAAGGATAAGCCGCTAACAGGAGCATTTGAGGGCTATGAAGACAAGGACAGATTCACCGAGTTTCTCTATATGAACGGGATAGAGATAGAATAGAATGATACTCTGATAAAGCGTAGAAGCCCCCAGCAATGGGGGCATTTTTTGCAACAAAAACCGTAGGCTTGACGTTCCTACGGTCGGCTATTCAGAATCTTGACTTTAGTATAACATCAGTATTTATACTCTTCCCAATCTTTATATTATAATGGTAAGAGTAGATGATGTCTCAGAAGATGCAACTACGCACCCTTAAAGACTACAGCTCCCAACAATGGGAGCTTTTTTTTCTAAAGTTACTTTATTGTCTTTGTTGTACATCAATTTGTTTTAAATTATAATGAATACAATATTCACTGAGAGATATTATGGTTAAACAACAAGACGCCGACAAACAAAGCGCAATGAGTATTTTAAAGAATACCAAAGATCTAGCTGAAGTTAGTGTTACCAGTTTGAGCGGAGGTCGTTCTAGTTCATATATGGCTATTCATTATCCGACAGACTATTATGTATTTGCAATTGTTTTAACTAAAGATAAGAATTGTCGAATTCAAGATAAAGGATTATTAAGAGACATTATAAATAAATGCCCACATTTTGAGGGAAGCCGAGAATTGGATCAAACATTGATAAACATACTCAGATTAGAGCAGTACTTAGGAAAGGAGATAAATTGGGTATGGGGTGAGGATTTTGATTCCTTGATTGACAGGAAAAAGGCATTACCCAACAAAACAACTAGGTTTTGTACTGTGGAAATGAAAATAAAACCCGTCTTTTTTTGGTGTTACAACAATGTTTTAAATCCTGTGACAGATAGCCAAGGTAATTTAACTGTCACACCAATTCAAATGAATATAGGATTTAGAGCAGATGAATCTAGAAGAGTCTATAGAAGCTTAGCTGATTGGGATAAGATAAATAAAAAATGGGATTGGTCTAACGCTGGTGGATGTGAACCTTTAGATATATCAATTAAGTGCGATATTAAAGGCAAATATAGGAACAAACATAGGATTGTTAATAAATTAGAGTGGCGGTTTAGGCAATTTCCATTATGGGAATACGGAGTAACAACTAAAGATGTTCACGATTATTGGGATTTAACTAGACAATGGGAATTTCCAGAAGTAGGCAATTGTGATTTTTGCTTTTGGCATACACCATACGAACAAAGGATTCAATATGAACAATACCCTAAAAAAATTAATTGGTGGGTAGATAAAGAAAAAGCTACCGGGAGAACTTTTATTTCTGGCAAAAATTACACCGAATATCTTAACGAAAATACAGAAGATGGTGAAGACACTGATATATCTTGTTTGTGTCACGATTAAGATTTTATAAAGTAACTTTAGAGCCGATACCTATTGGAAACGGCTCTATTTGTGGATAAAAATAAACCCGCTAACAGAGCGCTAGCGGGTAAACTGTCGAAAAGGAGAAATTGGTGTTCCTGTGTTCCATTATAGCTCAGCTCATCGTTACTACTCCGGGATATCCGTTTTTCTCATGTGCTTTATCATATGCCGTTTCATATGCTGCAAATCTGGCGGCTTTACTTATATCGTGTGTCCATTCATCTCTTTCAAAATTCTTTAAAAATTCTAATATTCCCCTATTTTCTCGATATATCACAAAGGTAAATTCTCCGAACTTAATCAATGTGCTGCTAGCTTCTCCGATCATATATGCTCCGTTTGTAGTTGAAGGGATTATAACACAACTTGATAAATATAACGTATACTGGTAGTATGAATTAGATGAATCATTATTTTCAGATCCTACATCCCGTATGTAGGATTTTTATTAAAGTTACTTTAGAGTAGAGTACAAGTATGCATCCCGAATCTGAAGAATATCAGCCGAGAGTAAAGGATCAGGAAATAGCCGACTTCTTATCAGAAGTCATAGAGGAGCTGATACCATCTGATCAAAATCATTTAGAACTGGCTTATAAGACTTTAAACGGTATGATGCCAACTGCTGAGGTGGGTGTTAAGAGTTTAGAGTTATATGCATCTGCCAGATTAATGAAGCGTATCATGGCAGCATTTATTATTAGCAACGCAATGGATATGTTAGCGTCATCTTTCAATGTCGGCGTAATTGTTGAGGGTGAGAATACGCGGGATAGAATTAAAGCCTTTTTAGAATGCTGGATGGTTGCAAGAGAGAAGCGCCAATATGCAATCAAAAGAGAGGAACTGAAAAGAATTTTTAAACTGGATAACGAGAATTAGGTTATAATGTTATCCAGAATTAGGTTATAATGTTATTGAGGTAAATATGTGATGTCTCAATTCCGTTAGGTTTCAAGTAGCCAAAGATAGGGACTGTCAGAGATCCGTTTAATAGCGGATCTCTTCTGTTTTTAAAGTAACTTTACTGAATACTTGCAATAACTTAAAAATATATTTATACTAAATACATTCACTGATTTGGTAATAGACAGCAATGCAAGAAGTAATTGATATTTGCAGATTAATCCTAGAAGCTCGTAGAGAGGGCAGTAACGATGTTGCAGAGTATCTATGTAAGATGCTGGGTATAGGCGATGATAGCGCGATTGACACTGAGGTAGACGTGCCAGAGAAAACACAACCGCAATTGTCAAACTGTGTAAAATTGGCAATTACTTACCTTGATTGCAACTTTAAATACATGCCGAATATGTCGTTTAGTACTGGTTTAAAGTTTACTCGCAATAAGATAGCCGAGCATCTTAATAATTTAGATGAATTCTTCTCTTTTAAAGAGATTGACGATGCAATTGAGCTTTGGGCAAAACAACACAATCCCGCTATCGATTGGGACACAATTGTACAATACAATCAAGAATTGGAAGAAAACGTCTTAGAAGGTGTAGTTTACACTAACGCTTCCAAAATTAGCGGTTTGCAGTCTCCAGCCAAAAAAATACAAACGCCTAATCAAGGTATAGACTATGTTGCGGAGTATCTTAACAACATGTATCATCTTCAGTTGGGCGATGTGACTGTGTATACGCCTATCTCTAAAATTAAACAATCAATCGATTTTTATTGTGTTAGAAACAATTTACCACTTACGAATTCTGAAGCCATGCAAGCCATTCTAGTTTGGTTTCAGAACAACTTCAAAGATGTGAAATCATTAGAACCATACACAAGTTATGACTTCGGAGATGAAAGTCCGGTATTGTATGGAGTTAGCCCTCTATAGAAACCGTCTCTAAAGTAACTTTAGAGTTTACCCCCTCAAATCGAGGGGGTTTATTTTTGGTCTAACTGTGGTATATAATTGAGTGATGTATTCAATTTAAGCCATATGAATGAATCTGTACAGGACGGAAAAAGTTTTCTTGATGAATTGATCGATCAAAAATACAGAAGCCTCCAAGCGGGTTTTGAAAGGGGTGTGGCAGATGAAGCGATAATAGAGAGTGAAAGGATGAAAACACTTCTTACCAGGTTCAGACAACTCTTGGTATCCTACTTGGACATGAGAATTATCGAAGAGTTGACAGCCAAGCATCAGTTCCAATACTACACAGACGGCAAAAACATCACATATTGTCAATTTAGTTACAAAGGGTCAGAAATTCAGATCCGAGAATTTGAGGGCAAGTTTCAAATTTGTTGGGATCTCCAGAATGAAGATTATGAAGAATCCGAATGGTTATTTGGTCGTAATCTGCAAGATAGGCTTTTGGCGGTTTTAGTAATTGTGTCTAAAACCAATTGCACAAACTCGGAGATTGTACTATCATAGGAACAACCAAAGATTTGTAGCCAAAAAATATCTCTTACTGACACCCCTATTGGTTGGGGTGTTTTTCTTTATTAAAGTAACTTTATGGTTAAATTTGTAGCTATAATGATTTATATCGTAATTTATTTTTAAAGATGGACAAATTTCAACCTATTAACATATATTCTGGGAGTAATGATAAACTCGGTGCTTCATTGACGTTCCCTACCACTTTAAGCTATAGAAAGAGACGGATTGATAAACAATTTCCAATAAGAGACAAAAACGGGAAAGTTTATCCAGATGCAGAAGCCGCTTATAAGACTTTCAAAAGTAAAGTGAATGGAGAAGAAAACAAGCTTAAATTGTATGTAAAAATAGCGGTTGCTAAATTTGAACAATATCCAGAATTGGTAGAAGAAATAACAAAAAGAGGTGGTGTTGAATGGCTAGCAACTTGCGAACACAAGACTTACGCCAAAACTAAATCGTTTAAATGGTGGGAAGGTGTTGGTGTAGAAAGTCCTATGATCAGATGTTTGATTGAAGCTTATAAGTTGGTTACTGAACGTTAAAACGACTTTAATCAACGTTTGTGATATGATAGAACCTTACTAAGGATGCATACTGAAATAGATCCGGATCATATGCAATCCGGATCTTTTATTTTCTAAAGTTACTTTAAAGCAGCTAGAAAGTAGCTAACTCCGTTTCCTGTGTCCTGACTCCATTCATCTTTTTGGGCGTAAATCTGATTCCTTTAATCACCCTGATTGATTTACCATCTTTCCAGATAAATGAATCTATTTTTTCTCCTTTGGTTACATATTTCTTAATGCTTTCCCACTCATTGGGAAACTTTTTCTGAATATGGTTTTGTATGACTCCAGACACGTAACCAGAGGACACACGACTCATACCCTCTTCAGACTCTAAATGTTTCTTGGCTAACGCTCTGAAGTCCTTAGATACAACAAAATCATTTTCATCCCCAGTAACTTCGATCTCATACTCTTCAAACATTTCTGTTAATGGTGAGTTTTGGACTAGAACTGATTTTTGTTGATCTTTCATTTCTTTAGAGCCAACTAACTCATCAAGTCGGCGTTCTATGTCCTGTGTGTTTTCGTTATGAAGAATCCAAAGAAACAATTGTTTTTGCATTTCTGGATCGTGATATAGGTCGTTAAGTTCCTTACACCAAGATATATTTTCTTGTTCTTTGTACCATATGCCTCCATCAGCAATTGGTAAACCTGCTTTGGCTGGCAGTTTTATCTCGGTAAAAAGCAAACGAGATTCAACACCAACGTTGCCAGCCGGAATCTTAAAGTCATCTTGGATGGACATATACACAGGAAAATCTCTGTCAATATTCACTATCGGCTTGAACTTTTCATTGATGTTTATTCCACCAGAACTGTCTACAATTTGAAGTAACCAGTTCACATCCTGTTTGGTGTATAACCTTAACTCTGGGAAGTGCAACGCCGTTGTATATGCGTTAACACGGCTGAATGCAAAATCCGTGTTTAAAGCATCTTGGTTTACTTCCGCGATTACGTTTAGAGCTTTCTCACCCGATGCCTCTAGATACATGAGCGATCGACAAAATGATGATTTTCCGGTACGGCTTGCTCCAGACACTACTAAAGCTCTCCAAGCTTTTTTACCTAGCTTCAAGACTTCTGCACATTTATAGAGCCAAAGAATCTCGGCTGTTGTTTTGTTTTGAGTTGCAAACTCAAAAGCCTCTAGGTAGCGCTGCTTTATGTTGATGGTTGCATTAAAATCCTTACGCGAAAAGGAGAAACGAAAATACAGATTGTGATTTGGGCTTTTCTCTGCAAACTCGTTAGTTTTAGTGTTGTAATCGCAATCACTTAACCCGATCCATTCGTTTCTGAATGATGGGATTTGAGACAAGATCCAATTGTTGTTAGCATGATGTTCTTTTATGAACGAAACCATCTTGCTAACTTCTCCTTCTTCCAATTCTTGATACTCCGGATTTTCTTCTAGGAGTAGTGAGTTAAAGTCTTCTAGAAGCCGTCTTAATTCAGCACCATACCAGGTTAAAGATGAGTTGTAATCCCATACTCCAGAGTTACGGTTATAGATGAAATAGAAGACTTTAGTGTTAAGGTTGCAGAACTTCATAACACTCCGATCGAAGTTCTCAGCAATTTTCAAGAGTACGTCTGTTGGGGGTTTTGGTTTTTTCTTCTTTTTCTCTTCTGGAAACTCGTACTCATCGATACCTAACTGATTGCAGATATCCCCAACCAAATCAACAAAACCTTTACCGCTTACGAATGATTTAATGTTTTTGGTTTCTGCATCCGAGTCACCACGCTGAAACAATTTGTATCGTGCATAGAATTCATACAACGAACAGTTGAAGTCACTAGCCTTGTAATGACAGAGTATCCGATTGCTTTCGCTGCTATGTTCGATCGCAAACGCTGTAGCATTTTTTGCATCTGGTCTTAATGGGTTAACTGTCTCGTATTGATCGAAAACATTGGGCGATGATCCCTTTTTATTCCAAGTGCTATCAGGAAATAACCCATTTACGATCTCTTCCAAATCACAGAAGCTTAACAGATGTTGATCGACCAATGCAGATATGTCTGCATTCTTTTTAGGGCGTCCCCTCTTTTTGGTTTTAGGTTCTTTGTTGAGTTCTAGAAATTCACCAACACTCTCAGGTACATTACCATACGGATTTTTTCTGTCAAGGTTCATTACCTCGGTTAGAATTTCTGTGTGTAACTCCAGAGGAATCCGATTCTCTAAAGTTACTTTATAGAATCTTTGATCTGTGAACTCTGGATTTTTACCATAGAACTCTCTTCTAGGGTCGATGCACTTCTCATCGTATGCAAGTCCGTTTGCCACACGGTCTAAATATGCTTTCCTGTAGGCAGCTGCATACTTAGCGGGTATGCGGTTGGGCATCTTATGTATAAAATGCATCTTGCTAACATCCCCCGTTGCACTAGGAGTCGTCTGAGATGCAGAGGGACACATTAACCAACTTTGGTCTATAATTGATTTGGGAACGCTGCTAAGGGGGCAAAGGTCGAAATCGATAAGTACAGTGTCACAGTACTTAATTAGACTATTATCGATCGTTCGCCTCCCTTTACTATCTGTTGGCTTACCTTTGACGTTTTTAAACTCACCAGTTTTGAATTCTTTTATCGCTTGTGCGAACTCTTGACGGTCTATAAGACTCCATATAACGTCAAACCCGTCCAATTGTGCTTTAATCGCTTCAGATTCAGTTTCGATTGTCCATTCGTCTAGGATTGTCCAAAAATTAGGGCTTCTATCTAAAGGTTTTGCTATTACTTTACGATTGACGGCATATCCATATTGTGTTTCAGATGCAGTTTGATGACCGTTAAGGTCAGAACGAGAAAGTGTTGTTTGCATAGGTGTGTAGCCAAATTAATCTCTTGTAGTTATTATAGCTACAAGAGAGATTTATTCAAAGTGCAAGCACGGGGATTTAATATCCCCTAAAGGAGAATAAGCTAATGGACGATAGAGAATTGACTGAAGCCGAGTACCAATTAATTAAAAGTCGTTATAACGAGTTAGCTGATAGACAATTGCATTGTGATGAAGTCAGGGAATGGATTTTTGTCTATAAAGGTAATATTATCACACCTCCTGAACGCTGTATTGACATATTTAGTGTGACATCAAAGACCGTTCCTACGTGGCAATCTAAAGTAACTTTAGAGCCTTATGAGAATTTAACCAAAGTCTACCTTGATATTGAAACAACCAAGATATTAACTGATGACCCTGAATTGAGGGCTAAATCTTCTCAGCTAAAAGCTATCGGGATAATGAATGAGAAGGGTCAAAAAGTTTTTATTAGAGAAGAATCAGAACTTCAAATGTTAGAGATTCTGTTTCGATTTCTCAATAAGAAGCAACCGGATATTCTTTTTACATTCAATGGAACAAACTTCGATTTGTCCTATCTATTTCACAAGTCACAGCAGTTAGGAATAAGAAGTCCATTCTTTATTAGTTACGATTATCAATACAGGTTTGCGGCTGCGGAGTTGGCTGGACGTTATCAAGACATCGGGTTCTATCCCGTGTATTGCAAATTCAATGGTAAGCGATGCGATCACGTTGATATTTACCAACTAGCGATTGCCTATGACTCAGTACTCAGAAAGTTTACCAAGTACAGCTTAAAGGAACTTCCAATACAGCTTGGACTAAGGGACACACCTAGACTCGATTTAGGTTTAGAAGGTCTTGAGGAGGCATATAGAACGGGCAATTGGGAATCAGTTAAAGAGTACCTTTTTTATGACTTGGAAGATACTCAATTGCTAGCCGATTTTTTAATGCCGTCTCTCTATTATCAGTTGGTTTACTTTCCTAAATACAACTTGCAAAAGTTGGCAACATCGGGTAATGCTTCAAAGTGGAATTCAAATTTAGACGATTACTATGGGGAAGCCAATACAAAAAGCTTGCCGCCTAATGTCCCCTATGGTATTCAGGGGGCGATTACTCATACAGTGAGTGGAATTCACACGGATGTTGCAGGGTGTGACTTTTCAGGTCAATATCCTTCATGCATGATGCAATATGGAATTCATTCTCAACACGATCCTGACATGCTTATGTTGGCAATCATGCAACAAGGGGTTGAGTATAGGATGGCAATCAAGTATAAGGAAAATATCACTCAAGCTGAGATTGATTTGACAACTGCAATTAAGCCAGTTCTAAATAGTGCATACGGTTCTTTAAAAGCCCAGATTCCTTATGGTGATAGCTTTGCAGCTGCAATGGTTACTTTGTTTGCTCGTGCAAGACTTAAGTGGGCTATGGGATTTGTTGAGGCTATGGGTGGTCAAGTTGTTCTGACAGATACTGATTCTGTATACGTCAAGACAGACAAAACAGACATACACAAGTATTATCCAATATCTCAGGAAACACTTAAAAAGCTTCCTCCTAATCCCAGTGATAAGCTACTTTCAGCCGTTGCAATAGTTGAACAAATCAAAGAAAATATACCATCTGGATCGAAACTTGATTTAGAAGCTGTCAATAAAATTTTGTTTATCCCGCCTGAGGATGTACCGAGAAATTTTGAGAAAAGCTACAAATTTAAGACAACAAACGGTAAAAAGTTCATTGAAAAATCAGTTTCAAAAGACCCAAAACTTTATCAATGGATAGTGGATAATTTCGGAGCCGAAAAGGTTTCCTACAATCGAATAATGCAAGCTTGTATGAAATTCGGGATTGATCTAGACCTAGGCAATATCAAGAAAAACTACATCAAGGTTGAGTGGAATCCTAAAAAACAAAAGTTTGGTTTGACCGCCAAAGGAAGATACAAGAAACGAGATAAGTTACCTCTTGAGAAGAAATTCCAAGTGAGGTTTTTAGAACTGTATGCTGAGTCGCCTAAGTCTGCAATCGATTACTACCAAGAGACACTGGCTTTACTAGTTTCTGGAGAATACCCAAAGGATCAGCTAACAGTAACTCGTAAAATTAGAGTAGGAGAAGTAAAACTGATTAATCTTGGTTTTGGACAGGAACGAGACACGGTAAGCTACTACATTGGAATTGATGGACAGCCAACTACAACGGGAGATTATGACGTTACTCATTATGCAGACATACTTCGAGAAATGTATGAAGAGATGGCTTGCTTTCTGGATGAATTTAAACCTGAACCCCTGAAAGAGGAAGTTGAGCAGTTGAGTTTATTTGTTTGAAAAGAGAGGGATATTATGGTAAATGATGAGGAGCGTCAGCAACAGTTGGAAATAGAGATGGAAAGATTGTTAACTACACCGGGTGATGATGGGTTTTCATTTTTGGATAAAAGTATTCTCCGAAAAGACTTACCTATTCCGGAATGGTATGGGGATTATGATCTGACAACAGAAGAATTAGAGCAAGGTAAAACGGTTAGATACATTCCGGGGATAGGTTGGTTTGTTGATGAGTGATAAGGAATTAGAAATATTAACCCAAAAAATTTACTTTATTGACAAATCAATAAAGTTACTTTAAACTAGTAGGTGAGGTACAAAAAATTAAATAATTGGTTCTTAGATCCTGTTACTGGTTTTAAGTGCCTCACTATATGACCTGTCCTGATCAGCCGCTACTAAGAGCATAAGCTGATATGTGGGGAGGTTCTTATAGTTTTTATAGACTTTTTATTTAAACTAAATATGTCAGAATTACGAGCAAGTACGAGACGAGGTTTAGTAAGACCGCAACCAAGGGACACAAGAATTGCCATTAGGTCTAACCGTGCTTTAGAACTTAGGGCACAAGGAAAAACATACCGAGAAATTCAAGAGATGATCAGGAGAGAATTCGATTTACCTCGATATTCCTACAGGTTAGCTCTTGATGATTGCAACCGGGCATTGAATCAAATCTGCATCGAAAACACCCAATCAGTACATGCTCTCAGAGGACTTGAACTTAAACGCTATGATGATTATCTTGATAAGATTTACGATCAGATTGAAAACGGTGATTTAGATGCAGTTCAGACGGCTTTAAAGATATCAAAAGAACGATCTAAGATATTGGGTCTTTATGCACCCGTAGAGGTCAAAATTCAGCAGATAGCAGAGAGCAGGGTCAGGGAAGAATTGGGTATATTCTTTGAATTTTTAAACAACTCCGAATACATACCAGAATATGTACTCGATCAGTTGTATGAAGTGGCAGAACAGATCCAAAATAGAGTAGCAGTTTCTGACTTTGCTACTGAATATGCAACTCAGTACAATTAATGCCAGGTCAAACCATTGCAGACATAGCACGGCAGTATAAAAACCGTCGCAAAAATACTTATTTGCAGAATGCACTTAAACGGATAGGTGCAATCAATGCAACTCAGAGAATTATCGACTATGGTTGCAATGAGAATGGCGAAAAGATTAAAGTAACTTTATGGTTTAAGCAACAGTTACGACTGACAGCCGATAACAGACTTAGGCATGTATTGACAACGGGAGCAAGCCAGATAAGTAAGTCTTTGGCTAATTATTTGGTCGCAATCGATGATTTAATTAATGGACAGATTAACATAGGTTGGGTATATGCATCTGGTCAAAGTATGCTAAACCAACAGCCTAGCCAGTTCCAAGCTATGGTCAAGCATTGGAAGCAACAAACACCTTACAAGGTTGAAAGAGACAGTGTAAGACGCTTCAAAATGGGGATGGCAATAGCGAATTTCACTCATGCTAATTCATCCAGCGAAGATAAGAGCGGAGGATCGGCAGAAGGTAAAGAGCAAAATGCTTTCCAAGCTAGTAAATTATATTATGAAGAAAAATCAAGTTGGAAAACTAACGTTGATCTTTCTCCTAGACTTGGCGCATCCCGTTTAAAATCAAAACCTATACGGGAGCTAGGAACTCCAGGAAGCGGTACTGGTATTGAGCAAGGTATCAGAGACGCCAAGCACAATTTTGAACCGGGTGTAATGTGTCCTGTGTGTAAGGAACTTTCCTGGTTACATCCGTTAGGAAACTTACTTAAGCCTAAAGTAACTTTAGAGGGTAATTTTGAGTATTTTAATAATAGAGGCGAAATCTTAGATTTTCATGGAACTGAGGACAATCCATTCGTAGCGTGTAGCAATTGCAATGCAGACATCACAACCAACATTAAAGACTGTCAGCTTTATTCAAGACAATCTCTGCTATCAGCCGACGAATTTCTGGATAGTATACCGGAAGACACAATATACTACCCTTCAATCAGTATTTATCTCAGTCCCTTGCTTAAGGTGCCAGATGATGAGTATAGACTCAGAGATTTGATTAAAGACGGATTAGATCCTGAATCTGTATTGATTTATCACCAAAACAAATTAGGATTAGAATCGAAGTTTACTGTAACTGGTATTACTCCATCAGACTATGAAGCGGTTGTCAATCTCAAGCCATATGAGATAGACAACCCTATCCGGATCGTGGGCATCGATCAAGGAACAGGGACACATTACCTGGTAGATTTAGAAGTAGATGCTAAGGACTTCAAACGAAAAAATATTAGGGCAGTAATTGAAATTGAAGAGAGCAATATTATCTCATATCTGCAATCAAATCAAATTGACTTCGCAGTAATTGACAATGAACCAGGGCGCAAGTCTGCAAACGAATTAGAAAAAGCTTCTCAAGGTGTACTTGTAATGGCTGATCAACGCAACATAATGACTGATGTTGCAAAAATTAAGGTAGAATATGGTGGTTTAGAAGTTGACTGCTTTGCAATCAGCAATACACTTTTTCAGGAAGAGATATTTTTATCTTTTATTGATTGCAACTATCGATTAGATTGCATACCTCACAGAAAGTTTAAGAAGCATGTAACGTCGATCAAGAGAGATATCAAAACAGGTCAATTCATAAGACCAAATGATCATGACGACGATTTTTATTTTGCTTTGGTGTTTGCAGAGTCTGCAATTGTTATCTATCAGAAACATCACAAAAAGCCAGGGTCTTCTAGAAGCCTAGGTAAACCTTTAACAAAATATCAATATGGTTATCAGCAAAGGAAACGGTAAAGTATTTGCTAAGAAAATCAATAAAGTTACTTTAGAGGATTTAGTTAGCTTTGTAAGTGTTTTTTCTCTAGAATACCGGAAGAGAAAAGAAAGGCTTTATCTTTTAGCCTGTAGAGAATTATTAGTTGTCGATCCGATATCGAAGTATTGCACTGAGATTATATTTTTATATTTGTTTTCAATTTTTAAAGAATACTCGCATACTTCGCCACGCATAACAAAGGACATACGAAACTCGATATCTAATTGCAAGGGTAACTGGTTTGAGGTTCTTAGAAGAATTGCCAGCTGTTATTGGTATGGGTATTCATGGAGTCAAGTAGCGGTTGAGGATACACCATTCAACCGGAAGATTTTAAGCGAAATTTACACATATGATCCAATAAATTATGATTTTCATCTGAAAAAGGGAGAAATTGAAAAGATTATATATTACGAAACTGGTATGCAACCTTTGGAAATAAGAGCGGATACCGGGATACATCTTGTAACTGGTGTTGATTTAAGTTTTGATTATGAGCTGGGTACGGGGCGTGTAGAAGCCGCTTTACCCTATTGGGAGCTACACAAGTTAATCATGCCAGTTCTAGCCTTAGCTGGACAGCGTCAAGCCACTCCAATATTAGTTAAGAAAACAGAGACATCAGCCGATGTAATACTTGTTGATCAAGAGACGGGATTGCCCGTGATCAATCCTGCTACTGGGGAAGAAGTCCTGGTAAAAAAAGGTTGGGATAGCGTAAAGCAGTTGGAAGAATTGGGGGCGGCTGGTATTACGGTTATTGATCCGGATGATGATTTGTTTTCAATCGAATTAAATGTAAATGCTGATTTTCTAACCGGAATTATTAAGCTGTGTGAACAGTATAGAATGATTGCTTTCTTAGTGCCTCCTACCCTTGTATCGATTACTAATAGCGGAGTAGGGGACTCCGGACTTTCCAACGTACATCTAGAACTATTCCAAATGTCAGTAATGGCTATGGCTCAATTTCTTGGTCAAGAGTTGGTTGAGAAATTGTTTCGACCGATTATTATTTATAACTTTGGGGAACAATCCGACTATGGTAGCTTTGCAATAGATGAGAAAAATCCTATGAGTTTGAAGATTGCAGAGATAGCCATATCTGCAATAGGTAAAGGGAGAGTAGAATTAGAAGACATTGAAATGTTAAACAGAATTCGGAAAATATTGGGAGTACCTGACTTTATTCCTGAAGAATTACGGTAGTGTGGTATAGTTTATTCAATCTAAATATATTTTGCTTGGTTGCTTTTGAATTTGAATTCAGGAGTTAATCGAGCTATTTTTTTGTTGCATTAATGTTCGTAGTGTTATTGTTCTGTCATGACGCTTGTTGAGCCATGACAAAATTTGAACCAAAACAATTTATTCAATGCAGAGCTGTTAAGCCGTCCGATGTTGATGTTGAGAATAGGACGGTTAAGATTATCGCAAGCGACGAAACACCAGTAGAGCGCTTTTCATGGGAAAGATGGGAACCTTACACGCTAATAGTTAGCCATAAACCTGAACATGTCAAGCTTGATCGCGTTAATAGTGGCGTGTGTCTGTTTTTCGATGGTCATCCTGGCAGCTTTTTCTCTAACAGCTCTCGTATTGGCAAAGTTAAACAAGCGGAAATAATTGACAAACAATTAATATTAACCGTCAAATTGAATCGATCGGAAAAAGCGGATCAATATCTCAAAGATGTTGAGGACGATGTAGAACCGGGTAATTCGATTGGTTTTGTAGTAAACACATTGGAAGTAATTTCAAAAGCCGAATATAAAGAGGATAAATTCGGAGATAAAGAACTTGTCAAGCCAGCGGTTATGAAGGCTATTGATTGGGAACTTCACGAAGTTTCAGCCGTGGACATTCCGGCTAATCCCAATGCTGGCAAGTATACCAAAGATGAAAAACAAAATTTTGAACTGATTGAAAAGTATCCAATTGAAATTATAGGATTAGAAGATATGGCTGATCGTGATAAATCATCAGAATCAACTGAACCAAAAGCCGATAACAGTAATCAGTTGGCTACTGAAAATCAAGACCTAAAGACTAAACTCAATAAAGTTACTTTAGAGTCTAACTATTGGAAACTTCGCAATCAAGCGTTAGAGTTATGGGCAGTTAAAAACTGCTTGACTAAAGAAGAGTTTAATCTTGATTTTAGTGACGATCATCAAACAGATCTCAATCGTTTCTCTGAAATGACAGCAGAGGACGCAATGATCGAATTTAGAACAATCGCTAGAACTTTAGAAAGAGCTAGCAAAAAGAAGCCGATCGATCGGTTGTCTGCTACTGATCAGGCTTTATTATCTAATGGCAAAATCGATGCTAACGATACCAGGAATGGAACAACAGGACACAAGAGCCGTATTCCTGGTAATCAATCGGTTGATCAATTTGCAGAAAGTATAGTTCAGGATATTTAATTCAATGCCGATACTTCAAACAAGTGAATCTCATGGGGAAACTTTCCCTCAGTCAATTCTTGCTAGGACAGAGGGATTACGTGCCCCAAATCACATCGAATTAGACTATACAATCTATAAATACAAAATTTTTCCCCCTGGCTTATTTGCCGGAACAACACCCGATCCGTTGAAGTATCGATTCTTGCCTAGAACTCGATTCAAGTCGCTAGCAGGATCTGTTATGACCGTTTCTCGTTGGACTTCGGGTGTGTTTGTTGCTGGGGATGTAATAACCGTAATTGACCTTAACACGGGTGCTGCGGGTGCTGCGGTTGGTACTGTTGCTGATACGGATTTTGATAACAACACAATTACCTTTACAGCACCACCAACAGCACCCGCAGTTAATACAGTTATTGGAGTCGCCACCTCAAGACCTGTTACGGTCGATGGTAATCGATTAGGTATGATTTGTCCTAATCAGGTTGTGTCCTTTGTTAGACGCCCCAATTCTCATTTTGGATGCTTCAATGGGGGCGTTGTGAAAAGAAGGTTGATTCCTCATATTGATGCAGAGTTAGAGCGTTTATATCCTCAAATAGACTTCTCTTAAGCCTTAATAAAGTAACTTTAGAAATTGATGAATTATGCCCGAAAGTATTATTGAAATAATTGATCAGTATCCGGAAGTAATCAACAAAACAATTGATTTGACTTTTGACAAGATAAGTCAAAACGGTCAGACATATAAACCGGGAGATCCTGATCCGATTCTCAATCCCTATGTTGTGTTAAGGCGATACATTAGCCCTAGATTAGCTTTTAGGAAAATCGAAGGTGTAAGACCCACATTAGCCTTCATTGTGGGGGTTGATGGTGAGTATCCAATAAGAAGAGAGAGTGTACAATTCTCTTTAGAATTAATTGGATCGACTAAAATCGCTAGAGCAAGGTTACTGACTGAAGAAGATTTTGATATTCTTCGGGATGCGGAATTGCATCTTAGAGCCAATGAAACGGCTGTATATGATGCCTTTGTGCGCGAATATGTCCAAATACCCGCATATTTAACCGCTACGATTGTAAGACTTTGTACGGTTTTGATAATGCAGCTGTACGCAACAGCAACATCGCTGTACATCGATCCGGAAACTCGGTTAGGTTTTGAAATTTCATATCTCAATCAAGTACCTGCAACTAATCGCCCATTACCTTTAGCGGGTGCAAATCTTTGGAGTGCAGTCACAACGGCTAAACCTCTGGAAAACTTACGTGATCACTTCAATGCATATTATGCAAATGTTTTTCGGTTGCCTGATTCTTTAGCAATGCCAGCAATTATTGCTGATTACATGCTAAACGCAACAGACACACGAGTTAAGATTGCTCGTATGAAGGGGTTATACGACACAATCGCTCCTGAAGTTTTAGCAAGTTTGCCACGTCCAACGGTAGAGGATTGTAGGACTTGGTTACAAAATGAGATGACTTCAGCCGCTCAATCAGGACTTAGAATGCCTGAATTTATCGTTACCGATGCATTCTTTTACACGGAAGATATTACAACGGGAGAAACAATAACCAAACCGTATTTAACCAATGATTCCTACATCTTTATGACTCAAGGAATTATTGAGGGTGCATATGTTCCTACTGCAACCAACAATTACGCTTCAACTTTCGCAGTAGTGACAGAGCTGATATCACGTGCCCCTAAGCGTGAAAAGATTTCTGTTGACAGCCGCTTTTTAGCTGCCTGTTCTGATCCTCGTTATTTAGGATGGAGAAAAGTAATCTGATGTTTAGCGCTAAAGTTACTTTAAAGGGACAGCCTAAAAATGTTGTCTATGAGGTTTCTAGCAAGTCACTAGAAGAGATTTTGAGTCTATTGCGGCTTCAGATACCATCACCCGAAATAGACACGCTAAAGCCAGGATCAAAAAAGTTGATCCAAGACACTTATTCAGTTTTAATAACTGAAGAGAAGGAAGTTCTAGAGCTTATAGAACTTCCTGATTCTGGATTGGAAAATCTAGAAGAAACCTTGACAGAACCGGAAAAAACAACTACCAAGAAAAAGCATGATGTATAATGTTGAATTGAAACAAAACGGTGAGACACAGACTCTAAATGGTGTTTCCCAAGAAGATGTTAGAGCGTGGTTGAAATTAATCAGTCCTGAGATAGTATCACCTGTTGATTTTGATAAGCTGAGTAGTGGTCAAACTTCTACATTTAACAAAAGCTTAACGATCACAGCCGTTCCTGAAGAGGAAACACAAACACAACAGGACACACAACCAAAAGCATCATCAGCTGAAACTAATACAGCCACTGCGACGGCAGAAAAGAAAAAGTAAATCTTGGCGGTAATTTAGATGGTATATGCAACGGTATCGGATTTTTTAAAACATTATCAATTGGAAGAGTTTAGAGAACTTGGGAATATTGATAATGATTCTGAGATTGAAATAGAGTCAAGGATTTACAATGCTTTGTCTTTAGCTTCATCTGAGGTCGATCAGATAATCGGCATTAAATACCCGCTACCGTTGCCAACTAATTACAAAGTCCCTTTTCTTGTTTGGGCAAATGTCGTAATAGCTCGTAAAAATTTATCCTCCTATGAAGAGAGGGAAAAGCCGAGGTTAGATTATGAAGATGTAATAGAAAGATTGCGTTATATTGCTGAAGGCAAGTCTGCACTGGTAGATACAAGCGGCAATATCATAAAACCGATAACAGAAAATCAATCGGTTAATAGATATCAAGGAAAAATGTATTATGGGCAGTCAAAAGCCCCAATTCCAAATTTTAGCGGTAATGTCTATAGGCGTTATCTAAAGTAACTTTATAGGTGAATACATCCCGGTTTATAACGGAATACGAGAAAACTTGCGCAAACTATCTTGAGTCTAAATTACAGACATCTAAGGTAAAGTTATGGGCAGATGCATTCACTACCGATAGTTCAGCTAAAACTAGAAATAATATATTTTTTGGACATCAACGAACTGATAGAACTTTTGTTAGATACGGCGAATTCAAAAAACCAATTCTAGAGAAGACTTATACTTTAGAATTGCGTGTTGAGCTTTTCACACTGAGAAATCATCAAGAAGCATTAGAGCTTATAGAGTTTGCTCTTGACGATATCTTGTTGGGCTATCAACCATATTACGAATTCACCCCTTTCATGGCTTTATCTAGTGGGCAAGCCATGAGAAATAAAGCAACTGGTAGTTGGGTATATTCAGGTGAGGGAATTACAAGCATCATGTCTGATGTTGAGTCCTTAACCTCAACCGACATACCACCAGAGGGGAGAATAATTCAAGTTGGACTGATAGCAGTTTCAGAAAATAATGACGTTATTGGAGGATACAAAGTAAGTGAGTAGCCATCCTTTTATTACTACAACAGTTCTCACTCAACAGATTGGGAACATTCTGACCAACAAAATCAACGCCATATATTTAGTTGGAACCAAAGGAACTGGAGGTACAATTGCGGCTAACGAGCTAAAATTAGTTCCGACATTGGTAGAATTTGACGCGATAGTTGGTGCTAATAGCGCTTCCAAGCCTGCTTATAGATTTCTTAGGCTGATTGATAACTCAGTGCCTGTCTACTTCGTTAATGGCTTGTCAACTGCCACCACACCAACTCTAGTAGATCATTTGGTAGCTGGCTTCTTAGTACTCGCAAAAAATATCCGACTTGCTCCCGGTATCATAATCTCGCCCGAAGCGGCTACTCTTGCAACAGGTCAAGAGACTGTTTTTGCAGCTGCCCAAAATTTGGTTTCTGATAATCTGATGAATTGGGAATATTATCACAATTTGTCTACAGCTGCCAATGATAAGACAAAAGCATTGGCTGAAGCTGCTGTATTAAATTCACCACAGGGACACAGTTCTTGTTTTTGGGGATTTGGTAAAGATTCTGATAACAATAATATTCCGTTGTCGGTCGTAGCAGCTGCCAGAACTACGTTTATTAATCGTAATCGAATCGGCTATTATTCACCCGCAGCTTTTCAAGATCCGATTCCTTTCTCTAGTGTTGATGAAGTGTTCCTACCAAAATGGTACATAGGAACAGACGAATACACAGAGCTTAACGATAAGGGAATCAATACTATCTTTCTTGATGGGGATGGGTTATCCCGTAAAGTTTATACGCTTTGTGGTGCTAGAACTCTCAGCAAAGATACCTCATGGCGTTATATGAACACGAGGTACGCTGCTAATGATATTTTCGCTAGAACTGCGGAAGTATTGAAGCCATTCTTATTCCTGCCTACTGATGTTATTCAGGGAGAAAATAACGTAACTGTTGCAGTTGGGGCGCAAGATAATGCAGTTAATGCAGATGTTATTTTGTCCTTAAAAGTTTTGCTCGATCAAATTGCGGCTGAAGGTGCATTTAGTGTTGCACCTCTCCAAGAAGACGGAACACAGCCAGACAGTTATACCATCATCCCATCTAGGCTTGCTGATGGAAACTTGGCGATTACTATCGAACTTTATCTAGTACAAACACGGGAAAGGATTTCAAGATCTTTTGTTAAGCGTGGCTAAAATTTAGCCCTAAAGTTACTTTAGAACTCAAGAAAATCGTCTAAGGAATCGAATTACATGAGTAATGCTTCTAGGACTTTCAGCGATAACCAGTTAATCCCCATCACAGAGGGGAGAGCTAGAGTCAAAGATCTAGACATTAACTGGACATCTGCAACAGAAGTCAACAAAACCTATGCTTTTGGTGATGACATTGTAGATCCTGTAACGGATCAACCAACACGTTTACCAGGTAAACCAAGCTACGACAGTTTGACTCTTACTTCGCCTCGTACAAAATCAGCTGTAAGGAAGCTAGAAACCTGGCTAAAGAGTCAATCGGCTTCTCCATATAACGTAGCTGTTACTTTGATTTCAGCTGGAGTTTACTACACATACACTAATTGTAGTATTTCACGTCAGCCAGTATCGCCAAATATTGATGCTAACGCAAATGCTACAACGGCTTCATTCTTAACCTTGGTTATTGAGGTTAGCAACTACTCGAAGATTGAAGTTAGATCCGATCAAGCACCCGCATAATTTTTGACATGGTAAGAGTTGAATCGGCTGATAAAAGTTTTTATGCAGTGTTTGAGCCTAACACTGCATTAGAACAACTGGACATCGACATTTCAGAAGATGATTCAGAGGCATATGTTTATGCATCAGAGGTCGCTTCTTGTGTGACAGATTGGAACGGTCATGGAACTGTCGATCCGTTATGGCTCATGTCCGATCGCAAAAACCATAAATATATTTATATGGTTTCACGAGCGATCGACCGGGTAAGACCTCCGTTGCCAAAAATTACAATTTCTGATGAAGGAGACTGTCTTTATTGTAAAAGTAAAGACTTTTATGCAACTATTCGCAACTTCACAGTATTGGAATTTATGGACTTGATCGGGCAAGTCCGAAAGCTCAATAAGGATGAAGAGAGAAGTTTTTTCAAATGCCTTGCAATTGAATCAGTTTTGATTGATTGGAATGGATTGGGAAAACTTAAAGCGTCTCAACTATACGATGATAAAAAACATCATCCGTATGTAGTTGCAATAGATTCAGCTTTGTCTGACTTTTTTCGTGGGGATGCGTTTACCCTTTCAGAAGATTTCAGAATACTGGATGACAGTAACAATAATGGGGGGCATGACCCTGAACCCCCTAGCGTGGAACCCACAAACAATGTTAATAAAGGATTTTCATTCAATGTGGAGAGGATTCCAAGACGCTAAAAAACTGGAAAAGCAAGCATACCAGAATATTAGATGATTAAAGTTACTTTAGCTGATCAACTAAATCTAAACGGTATAGCTTTAAAGTTGAGCGATATGTCCTCTCTTATGCGTGATTGGAAGGAAGCAAGAGAGGACATATTTACTAACCAATTTGAGAATGAATTAAATCCTGAAGATGGTAGACTAAGAAGCCTATCAGCCAGATATTTAGCTTTTAAAAGAGCTGTATATCCTGGCAGAAAAAAAAGAGAACTAACAAGTGAAACTGTAGAATCTCATAGAATTGTTGCTAGCCGCATTGCAATAAGAGAAGAAATAGGGGGCAAAGCAGAATATTTACAAGGCTATCTTGAGTTACCTTTGCTGCCTGAAGACTGGACAGATCCGACTGATAGAGTATTGACAAAACTTGCTGAAGACTATTTAGACTCAATTCTATAAAGTTACTTTATGCCAGCCAAAAAACTTACTCTCATTTTTGAAGCAAACACTCGTAGCGCTGTTACGGGTGTTAGAACTTTAACGGATGAGGTAAGTAGATTGCAATCGGCAACAAGCAGATTTGCAAGCACGGATATTAATAAAAGTTTTGGCAACATAACCTCACAGTCTCAAGCATTCCTTGCATCATTAACCCAATCCCAAAACAAGCTGAATCAGCTGAATCAACTCAATCAGCTGAGTCGTAACATTTCCAGTTGGGAGACTCAACAGAGAAAATTTAATGATGCAATCAATGAGTCTATCAACCGGGTAAGAAACCTCACCGATCAATCTAAGAAAACTGTTGCAGAATTAAGCAAGCCAATTGAGACAAGGCTTAAAGTTACTTTAGATTCCAAGGAACAACAAAAACAGGGAGCTTCAACTAAGGAAAAACGACAAACGACACAAGAAGATACTGGAGAAATTAGCAATCAATTAAGACGCAAGATAGAGCGAGAAAACCGTGAAATTCGTGCTAATCTTGCCAAAGAAAAAGAAAGAGAGGTAGAAAAAACTCAAACATCTAGAACTAGGAGACAGAGTAAAGCTGAAACAATAATCAGTCAAGTAACACAAAAGAATCAAGAAAATGCATTCTTTAAGACTGATGAAGTTTTAGTTAATAGAGAAACTTCTAACACTAGACGGTTCGCCACTGAGGCTTTTATCAAACAACAGGAAGAAAAAAAAGCAAGGTTAGAAGAACGAAATCAACGAGCTAGCCAAGCTTTTAGTACTGTTGTTGGCAATGAACCGCAAAATCGACAGAACCGAGAAGAGGCACAGCAAAACATTTCAGAAGTATTCAACCAAAGACTCAAACAACAGGTTGAAAATCGAAAACGTGCTGAAGCTGAAGCAAAACGCCAAGAGCAAGAATTATTGCGTCAAAGGCAGCAAGAAGCCAAGCAAGCAGCTGATAATGAGAAGAGACGCCAAGACCAAATAAGAAGCGCTCGTAAGGCTGGATTGCAATACAGAGAGGACACAACACAAGATCCTCTGACATCTTCGGGTGTTGGTTTTGGTCGTAGCAATCTAAGAAGGTCTGCTGATGTTCCACCTCAAAGAAATGCAATCGGCGGATTTCTGACAGACGCTGTTTCTAGACGTGCCCCCCAAGGAATTCAAGAAGCGATAGAAGGCACACGTACAATTTCGGAAGGATTAGGCTTATCACGTATTGCTGCTTTAGGTGTTGGTGCTGCTATTAGCGGTTCTATTGTTTTAGCTCTAACAGCTGCCAACTTTGCCATGGCAGAATTTAATAGACAAGTCGATAAAGCAAGAAAAGATCAACTTGCAATGGTTGGTATTTCTTCAGAAACCCAGCGATTAACTGGTGTAGATCGTAAAACTGCTGATGCGTTTTATGAACGTTTGCAGACAGGTACTGAGATCGCAGGAAGAGACACGAGTGTATCTGCTGAAGATATTACAAATTTAAACACTCGTGGGACTTCTGCATTTTTAGGAGCTTATAGAAATTCTGGTAGGTCGCTTGAAGATATTTCCAAGCAAATAGTAGATACAAATACACGTTTTGCAATACTGGCACAAAGCACCCCTGGTGTGACAAATTTTCAGGTTCAGAATGCATACACCAGCGCTGTAACTGGCAATCTTGGGAAAGCTATAGACCGTCAAGAGTTCTTTAAAAATTCTGGGTTTGGTGATGTAATCAAACAAACGGCTGAAGAGTTGGGTGTAAACCTTAAGAAGGCTACCCAATCTCAACAAATCGATGTGTTGCAAGCTTCATTACAAAAACGTGTGCCTCAAGAGCTTATAGGCAGACTTCAGACTGATTCTATAGACGCCCAGCTAAGTTCTTTTCAAGACACTCTGTTTGCTCAGAGAACTGGGATATTTGGTATACAGAGAGATTTAGATATTGATATAGAAGGTAGTCAATCAGTTTTTACTGAGGTGTCTAGAACGGTTAACCTAGTATTTGGCAAACAAGGATTTTTGGCGGAATTCAGCGATATTTTTGGAGGTATAAATTTTGATATCATGAAGTCGTTACGAGATGCCATCAGAGGTGTTAACGTCTTTTTAGAAAATGTTAACACTCTTTTGAATGGATTTAATCGACTCAGAAAAGCTGTTGCTAGTATTCCGGTATTACCGGGTGTTAATGTTGGCAGAGCTACACAAGGAGCAACTGATGTTATTGGGACGGGTATAGGAACGGCAATAGGTTCGCCGTTTAGCTTTTTCCAAGGATTAGGGACTATAGCAGGGGGAATAGGAAACACTCTCAATAGTTTATTTGGTGGAAATTCATACTCAGGAAACCTACCAGATAGTTCTAAAGTTACTTTAGCAAGCAATGTGTCCTTTGTTGATGCTATCAAGCAAGAGTTGGCAAATAAGCCGCCTAGAGCTAACCTGCTAATAGCAAATGATGCTGAGTACATTTTTCCTGATTATGAGTCTCTAAGAAATTACGCTATAGAAAATATTTTTAAGAGTGTGATAAGCAATGAGAGTGTTATTAATAATTTTAAAAATGATAATGTTCATACTTCTACTAAGACAGTTTTAGGAGATAACATAATCCAGAAAAATAAAGAGTTTTCCACCTTATATGATTCAGTTGTCAATCTAAAAACTATAAGCTTTGGAAGTGCGTTTAGGGGCAATCTGCCGACTAACTCAGATACACTCTTAAACCACACAAACACAGAGGACATACTCAACTCTTATAGATTTGTCAATACTTCTTTAACAGATAACAAACAGAGTATTAATAATATTCAAAATAGTGATAATGGGAATAATGCTATATTTCCCGCCTTTGAAATGCTCCAAGAGTATGCAGCAACCAACCAATACACAAACACTCAAAGCAATGATTCTTCACGACGCCAAATCAATATTAACCAGGGTGCAATCGTTGTCAATTCGGCTAGCACATCCCCCTTAGAAGTAGCTCAACAAGTTGTTGAGCAGTTAGATAGAATGCTTGATTTTAAAGTTTCGTTATCGGTCTAAAGTAACTTTATGGATTTTTTAAATCTTTTAGCTTGGATGGTTGCACCAACCGAAAAACAAAAAGGTGATGTATGGAAGCTTCAAAATCCTGGTAAAAACTATTCAGAATATACCAAAGATCTAGAAGTTAAAAAAATATGGAAAATGGCAATTGGAAAGATATTTTTATGGATGTTCTTACCTGGTAGCAGATTATTATATATCTTGAAACATCCTAAATATTTAATATACAAATATCATCGATGGAGATGGTCACAACAATGGAAAAAAGATCCGGGTTATCAAGAATTCAGAAAATACTATTCCATGCAAAATTTAGAAGATGGAAGCCTACATAAGGAACACAGAAACAGGAAAAATATACAAGATTCAATATCTTGAAGCTGAGATAGACGGTGGAGGATATACAGCCAATTATCAATCTCCTAGCGTTCCCTTTGCCGTAAATTCTCAGCAATTTTGGTTAAATAGTCAACCTAATCCTAGGTCTTTAACAATTCATATTGACGGTCAACGAGCGGTTGATGATGTGATATTGTTAAAAAGTTTTTGTGTTCCCGAAAGTACTAAATCTACCCCCTCCATACTCCAATTTAAGATAGCTAATCTTCCTACTGTCAACGTAGTTTTTACCAATGTTTCAGCAACCTTTAATTTGTTAGCCGAAAAGCCACGATCGCAACAGGGAATACTTACAAGAGCTAGAGTAGTTATTCAGTATTTAGAAGTATGACAGAAGCAATTAAATACCCAATAGAGACTGTTTCTGGCGATTTGTCCTTAGTGTCAGAACTTGAAGATTTGGCGATTACTAGGGGTTGGATCTTTTTGGATGTCCGAATTGGGGAGAGAGAATTTTTTCCTGATTACGGAAATACCACAAATCTGTTTCTTGCAGCTACTAATATCATGAACGAGAATACAGAGTTTCAGATGGATATCTTATCAGCCGGATTAAACAGATGGGCAGTAGTTAGAGATAAATTTTATATTTATGAACTTCAGGATCTTAGCAACCAAACATTTGATAGATTCCAAGATCCATCAGTAAGATTCTTAATCAATATCACGCTCTAAAGTAACTTTATGATTTATGGTAGATTTACCGAGTAACCTTAAACTTACAAAAGAAGAATACTTTGAGCGGTTTAAAGATGACGTGACAACCGCTTCTAATGGGCGTTTGTTTGACTTTTCTCCATCTTCTGTTTTAACTATATTGGGAGAGGCACAAGCTAGCAGTATTGCTAGATTGGTTGATATTCAAGCACAGCTTATTCCCTATATTGCCGCAAATGTTATTGAGAATTTGGGGTTTATGAGAAGCAAAGGAACGTTTGCTATATGCACAGTTCGATTTTTGCTTTCTAATATTTTTGATAGAGAATATATTATTTTACGTGGGACTAGATTTCAAATCGGCAATGGTGTTGTTTTCGCAACTCAGAACGATCTAGTTATTCCAGCTAACACGGACACATCCGATCCATTGCAATATCAGTATTGTTCCGTAGATGCAATTGCCGTGGAGATAGGCTCTAAAGCCAATCAAGCGGCTCAAAAAGCGATTATTGTGCAAGTATACCCTGAACTAGATTCTATATGGCTTGATGAGCCGTCTAGAGGGGGGAACGATGAAGAGACACCCGATCAATTTTTCGATCGTGTGTCGATACTACTTGCCAAGCTTTTGGAAACACAGTTTAGCCTGATACAGCCTTCAGAGTTCGAATTAGCTGTAGAGGGAACACTGGGAAACGGTTCGATCGCTGTTGCAATTCCTGACGTGAGCTTTGATGGATCATTAGTCCAAGTTGCAAGTATGAATGTGTTTGCAATAAATCCAGACGGATCAGCTTTGAACTCAGCACAAATTAGAAGTCTATCGGCTGATATTGGTACACGTGCCCCCTTAGTAGGAGGTCGGCTATATTTCAACTCTTTAACTCTTCCTTTAGTCGATATTGATATATCAATCAAAGTTGCTTCAACTGATGATTCGATCCAGCTTTCGGATAGCATAAACAACAAAGTTAGAGAAACTTTTACAATTGCTAAAACTAAGGAAATGGAATCCTTAGAATTATATGAATTGATATTTCAGGTTAAGTTGTTGGGGGCATTGACACCCGTTGCTAGATGGGGTTATGTGGGAGATATTTTACAAGCAAGAGATTTGCCATTAGTAAAAATAGTAACGGCTAGTGATAAGAAAGCACCCGTAAAAATTAATACATTGCGGGTAATAATTGAACCAAACAATTTTATAAGGACATACACATAATGGAAGTATTACCTTATGAAAAATTGTCTGTTGAGTTTTACCTTCCCATGGCTTTAAAGCTAGGAAATAACTCTGTAATTTTGTCAATAATCGAAACATATAAAAAGTTTTTTGCTTTATATTATGCATACTGGTTAGACCTATATAATCAGGTTGATCCGATGACTGTTGATGTGTCCTTTCTTGATTTTATGGCTGTTGATTGCGCTTCGCCATGGCGTTTGTTTTGGGATAAGAATTGGGATGTTGAGGCAAAACGTAAGTTGTTACGAGATACATATAAAATTTTTAGTCGGCGTTTATTTCCCGATACCTTGATAGTATTGTTCGAAGATTTTAATTTAAGAGCCAAATTAAGAGCGACTAGCGGCTTTATACTAGGCACTTCTAATCCCCCAGCTTCTATACTCCCTGCTACTATCGGAACTCCTTTGTACAACTATGAGATTGTAATCCCATCAATATATTTTTTAGGTAGTCCTGAATATCAAATTGTCAAGTTTATTGCAAGGAATTTTGGAACTCCAGGAAATATAAATATAGTATTCGAAGACTAAAGTAACTTTATGCCAAGCATTCAAGCAACTGTAAATTTTTCATATACGAATCTGACAACAGGACGCATCACAGCAACACCAACAGAAACATTTTTAGACGGAACTGGAAAATTAGTAATTGGAGGAATACCCTTCCCTTCAGTTAATATTGCTAGTGGATTGGCTAGCATTGTATTGCCAACTACTAAAGATTATGGTATAGCTTACAAATTTGTCATTGAATCTGGCACAAACCCAACATTTACTAAGGTTGATGAATTTTTTGCAATATTAGACAACTTAACGCCCATAAATGGTAATACTTTAATCGCTGGATTTTTCAGCCAAGATACGCTTGATACGAGTCTTTACTCAATCACTGACCTCTTAACTAAGGTTCCATTCCTTGATCGGTTAGCTGCTAGAATTCCTGGTTTTGTTTATAAAAACTGGACAACAACACAATCGTTTGCTAAGAACGAAATAACCTTTAGAGGTTCAAGACTCTACCAATGGATGAAAGTAACATCGGGTGTTAATGTCGATCCTTTGGCAGCTGGCAACTATCACGACCCTGGTAATTTGCTGGATGGTACAAACAACGTCAATGCATCTTGGCTAGTCGTAAGCGGTTCTCTAGTAGGCAGTGGAACAACAACAACAAACATAGCGTATAATGCTGCAACATTTGCCAATCTTTTAACTGAACCTGCAAGCCGGAAAAACTTAAGCGAATTGGATGCATTGCTTAGGTTAGCTCTTACTCCAGACTTAACTAATTATGCAAGGTTAGATGAGCCTAACACTTTTGAGGATCAGCAAACTTTTGGAGTTAACCCTTTAGTCCCTGATCTACCAGGTTCAGACAATAGCTTCAATGCAATAAACTCTAGAACGGTTCGCGCAATTATTGCAGGTTCAAATATATCAGCGAACCTTGCAAACAGAATCAGCATTGTTGATGAACGCTATGCATCTGGTGTTAGTGTGTCCCTTAATTCTGGCGTCAATATTCGGCAAATTAATACTATTGCAAGACAAAATGCCAATGCAGACATCGTTGATATTGTTGCAGCTGCGGTAAGAGTCAAAGCAGGGACATACCTGATCTTGGCAACATCAACAGCTAATAGAATCAACGGAAGTAGAATATATCTTTATGATGAAGTCGCAGCAACTAATTATTCAGCTTTGTCTAACTCTGGTTTTGTTTCTTCTTCTGTTAACGTTAATGCAGAGATGAAACTTATTGATATTTTAACTTTCTCATCTACTGCATTGTTGACACTTAGGCATGTTGTAGAGACGGCTAGTTCTAGTGGTGGTGGCGTATCTGCAAATAGGTCAGGATTTCAAGAGATATATTCAAGAATAATGTTTTTTAGATTGGCGTAAAGTAACTTTAGAACATGACTATTCAACCGTTAGATTTAACTTTTATTGATGGACAAACAGTGCCAGCATCATCGCTTAATGCAATGGTAACAACCATCAATAGTCTCATCTCTGCAAACAATTCTATTACAGCTTTATTAAATCAGATAAGTAAATCTGAAATATTGGTTATTGCCAATAAAGCAACAACAAAGACGTTTACAGGTAACGGAGTAGCAAACCCAATCGACGGTTGGATGACTACCTTAAACAAAGCTATTGCTTTTAATGCAGCATCGGGTGTGTTCATTGTGCCAGAAACAGGGACATATACAATAATTGCCAAAACCTTAGTAAGTGGAACTAATGCAAATGCACCCAGATCCAAATTATGGATATCTGCAAACGGTCAAGAAGTAGGATTATCAGAGGATACTGTCTTCCAACAGTCATCAACGATCGTGCAAAATTACAGACGCGATCATGACGCTAACGCCACCTTAGCATTAACAAAAAATGCTGTTGTTTTCTTAATGATTCAAGTGTGGGGAGCTGCAACCGCTTCCATATTTGGCGATCAAAACACAGTAATAAAAATTTATAGAGAGATTTCTTAAAGTTACTTTAGAGTATGGCTGTATTAAGAGTTCCGATAGTAAGAGCAAGATTGATTTATAAACCGATTAAAGAAACGATTATAAATCAAACGCCTAAACCTGTCACACAAACACCCCCAGCTAACACAGGTACAGGAACTTCTAATACTGCAACTGTAGCCAAACCAGTTACAACTACAGTAGAACCGACCATTACTTATAAGTTTGCTGATGAAGAAATTGAAAAAGTCATTGATAATTTAATTTCATTGCAACTATCCAATGGAGAAGCCGACAGAAGCAATTCTGTTCAGTTAACCTTTCACGATCCGGATCATGAATACGATTTGCTACTTTTGGATAGGGCTTTGAAAACTGGAGGAATACAAGTCCCTGATAATCTCTTAAAGTCACCAAATCAAGCTGATGACAGACCCCCTGGAGATACTAATGCGCCTAACACTAACGCACCGATAAAGCTAGGAAATTACACATTTCCCCCTGATGGGACTAAGGGAGATGAGTTGGCAGCGTCAATCATTCGATATTGTTACTCAATAGGATTAAAGGATAACTCTCATATTGCAAGCATTTTAGGCAACATCACAATTGAAACTGTGATGGGTGTCTATACGGAAGAGATAGGCGGTGCAAATACCCGCTATGCGCCTTACTACGGAAGAGGACTAATTCAGATTACTTGGAGAGATAATTACAGCAGATTTGGCGCGTATTTCAAGCAAGATTTTGTTAATAACGTCAATCTAGTTAAGCAGTTGCGTTGGGCGATTCCGATCGCGGTCGGTGGCATGACTGGTATAAACGGATGCCCAACATTCACGGGTAAGAAATTATCAGACTATGGAAGCGGAGCAAATTTTGATTTTGTCAATGCGCGTCGTACAGTCAACGGCACCGATAAAGCCCAGCTGGTAGCATCTGAATCTAGAAAATGGTTAGCACGTATCCCGTCTTTAGTTGGCAACGTTTCACCAAAAGCTGTTACCACTCCTAACACGTTTACCCCACAAACACCCGCCACACCTCAACTGACAGCACCTTTACCAGTTCAAGCACCAACAGCCGCTAAAGTATCAGCGTTACCTGATTGGGTCGTACAAATTCAGATAGAAATAGGATGGTCTGATTCCGAGGATCGTTATGTGTCCTCTTATTGGTTCGTTTCTCGCCAAACTTCTAACAACGTACCTTCTATTACTACAATTGGTGGACGTGGTATCAGATTCTTAATCAGCCGATTGAAAAGGACATCATTCGATACTATATCGCTTAGACAACTGGCAGAAAGGATCGGTTTAGATTATGGAATTGACACAATAATTCCACCGTTTTCTTCTCTCGATAAGTCTAAGAAACTTCAGCAAAATTCAGAAACTGATTATCAATTTTTACTCAGAGTTGCAAACAGTTCAGGATATACAATTCAAGCTGAAAAGGAATCTATCAAGATAGTTGCATTGAAAGATGCACCAAAGATTAAAACTAAAGCTGAATGGGGATGTATATTTACATCGTCTGAAACTGCAAGTCAAGAGCGAGTCTTAGAAGCGCTACCGCCTATTGAATCACTACCAGATGATGAAGCAATAGGTGAAGGCTTTTCAACATCTCTAGAGGTCAATTATCCTACGTTTGAGGTGCTTTCTTTGCAACCAGGAACACTGGTAAGCATTGAAAAGGATACGATAAAAAATCTTCCTTTCAACTCTGCATACTTCAGAACTTTTAGACTAAAAGCCGTTAACATTATTTGGAACGGATTTATTAAAGTAACTTTAGATCTATACCTACCTGTTAAGATTGAACCCCCTGAAGAAGAGAAGCCCCCTGGAGATCAGATTACACAAGGGAATCCTAAAACCAATGCAACGGGTAAGAATGCAGACATTTTAAAAGAAGCTCAAAAGTGGGTAAATCCTGACAGAGATTTTAAACCAGGACAGACCGAAAGATGTATGGATTTTGTTCGGACAATCTTGAGAGCCGCCAATCACCCAAAAGCTGATTTCATAACTTCAGCCGCATCTGATGGTATGTCCACAGGAATTCTAATGGCTTCATCTTTGAGCGGTAATGATTGCGGTCAAAAGATAACTAATATTGCTCAGCTGATGCCAGGAGATATTGTATTTTTTAAAAATACTTATGGTAACTTTCCCCCTGGCACCATTACCCATGTAGGTATTGCTGCAAGTCCATCATCAGACATGATACATAGATCGACTTCGGCTAAACCAGTTAGACAAGTAAACATAATTCAGTTTGGAGGTTTTACTCATGGAATCAGACTCTCAGAATCTTAGAAAATATTTCGTCTCATCTTGTAGCTTTTCACAAGGAACAAAACAAGAAACGGTCAATTTGACTAACTGGTTAAATACGTTTTATGATATGGGTTACGATCTTTTTGATATAGAGTTTTTTGAAAGTCAGGTCATCTGTATATTTATTCTTAGAGAAGCTAAAATTCTAAAGTAACTTTATGAGTGTTATAGAAGATCTGGCTGATTGGGTCAAATCTAAAAAACGAATACTTGAAACCTTAAATTTCATCGACTCTTTTGTGAGAGTTGATGACAGTCGAGGTGTTGAAGAGAAGACGCTAATATTTTATGTTGGCAACTCTGAGATTAGACTCAATCGGGATAATCTTGAGGTAGCGTATGGAACATTGAACGCTACTAAAATATTTATCGAAAAGGATAGAGTTTTCGTAAAATACCAAGACGGTCGATCCGTTGATATGGAGGATGTTAGACGGGTACTAGAATTTACGTTTAGGGAAAATATTGCAACCGATCCGATCCCGTCTGGAGAGAGCTACATTGAAGCGATCACCTCTCCTTTGACCTATGACGCCACGACAAAAACTTTAGGAATACAGACAGCTAACGCCAGTCAATCAGGGGTTCTAAGCGCATCTAATTGGCTTGTGTTTAACAATAAGCAAGCCGGATCGACAGAGCTTACCAATATTGCAAACATAGCCGGATCGGGTCTTGTCTTCAGATCATCAACAGGGACATATTCAACCGTAGTCTTAAATCTTGGGACTATGGCAAATCAAAACTCCAATAGCGTTAGTATCACTGGGGGGTCAATATCTGGCGTCAGCTTCTCCGGTTCGATAAGTGGTAGTAGCATAAACAATAATGGACAAACAATATCAGGGGGTAATATGTCCTCTGTTGCTTTGTCTAATTGCACAATCAATAATGTAGATCAAGTTATTACTGGTGGAACAATAGACTTACCTACAATAACTTTTGCTTCATTAAATAATTCTGTAATTAATTCGACTTCAATTGGTGCCACCACGGCTTCTAGTGGTAGGTTTACCCGTGCAACGATTCAGATAGGAAATGCAGCAGACATCGGATTAACAATCAACACATTTGCATCGGGTGCAAATGCCATAAGAATCGTGAGAGATTCAGGCGTTACTGGATTCCAAATCTACAACACAGGAAGTATAGAAGTTGCTGACGGTTCATTCTATCGCCACTCAGGCAATCAGGTTATTGGTACCAGACGTACTGGTTGGACTTCTTCGGGATGGAATAATGTTACTGGATCTTTAGGTCTTACATTGCAACGTACAGCACCAACAACTACAACACCAACAACTACAGAATTGCTTAGAATAATAGCAGCGCTAGTATCAGATTTAGGAACACCCGGACACGGATTAATTGATAGATAAGGAATCATCATGACTATTTTATTTATTTCAGGGACTGTAGAAATAATTAAATCTAATGAACCTTGGACTAATTTGGACGGAGAAACATTCAATGTGATTAGTGATCGTAAAGAAGTTTTATCTGTTGCTACATTTAACCAAAATCCTTCTCTGTTTATTTCATTAAATACTTGGACACCCAATGAAATAGAACATCTAGGAGGAGAAATTATTTATAAAAAGTATGTTGAAGATTACTCATTTGAGAATATATTTTTTATGGAAAGGTACATAAAATTAGTACCTTTAATTTGCGACGATGTTACAAACGATTCAAAATACATACAATCATTTAATGAATGGATAGCCAAAATAAATTTGGTTGCAAGCAAAACCACTGAAATTATGAACTTGGTTGACGTTGTAAATTCATATAACAATTTGATCAGAGGTGTACAATGATTTTGTTTGATGGAACTTGCGAAGTTATTTCAAAAAATGAACCTTACGAAAATGAGTATGGTGAAACAATCCAGCCATTATCAAATCGTAAAGTTACTTTAAACATTGCCGCTTTAGGAAATCCCAATTCAACTCTGGTAATTCAAAATATTTGGGTAAAAGACAAGAACGGTAATGGTGGATATTATCTACATGAGTCTGCTTTACTTAGCCCTAACTCGACTAATTTGTTGTTTCTAGAACGGTTCATATTGCCTGAGATGGACATGTTAGCAGAAGATGACGATCGAGTTTTTGAAACATTCTTTAAGGATTGGATATGGAAAATCCAGAAATTTCTTGAGTCGAAATCTCTGGACTATAAATTTTATGATGTTTTGGAAAAAGTTAAGCGGCTCTAAAGCTTAAGGTAATGGTTGCATATATATTCGGCTTCTGCAACTGTCCTGACAACTGCCACGTTGCCTTGCCACTTAGCTATAAACTTCTCTTGATCAGGTCTTAGACGACCCTTAGCACTTTTAATTTCAATCAGGACGTTAGTGTTTTTAGTTTGTCCTTTGATTCCCACGATAATATCTGGGAATCCTCCACCAACAGCTGAAGTGTCTTTAACACTACATCCTAACTTCTTGATAGCCTTTACTATTTCGGCGTGATTGCTGTCTCTGTTTGATCTATAATTAGGTTGGTACTGCATTTTTGAGTTTACCTCCTAAGCAGAAGCGCCCCGATTATGGGACGCTTCTTTTTTCTAAAGTTACTTTAGTCCAAACTAGAAATCCATTTTGTCAGGATCTTTAGTTGGATCGTAGTCGGGATGTGTTGGATCTGTTGGGAATATTTCTTGCTGGGTTCCTTCTAATTTGTCAGCTGCATTTTTACCTTTGCCTTTACCCTTGCCTTTGCCCTCTGCTTTGGTTTCAGTCTTAGTTTCAGGTTTGGTTTCTGCCTTTGTTAGTTTTTGGTATACCTGCATCAGACTGTTGCCTACTGTTACTATGTCCTTTTCTTCAAGACCCTGCAAGTCGGTACCGTCGCCCATATACTCAACAACTAAGCCATTTAGCTTAGAGTAGAACTCTTGGTACTGTTCAGGCTTCAAGGTTTTGGTGATAATACGAGCAACCTTGGCAAGCTTATCAGCCGCTTCTTTATAGACAGGGACACTTTCGACGGGTAAAGGATCTTTTTCTGTTGTAAGTTCTTTGAGAACAACTTTGATGTTGTCTCTAGCCGCTACTAAATCATCCTCTGTGATTTGTTTTTTGTCATTATCCTTATCTTCATCCTCGTCGTCACTACTCTCACTCTTGGCTTTTAAAGCTGCGTCGAGAGTTTTCTTATAATTGACAATCTGTGTTTTGCTAAACAGAGATTTGCTGGGTGAAATGATAACGCCGTACATTTCAGACAAGCCTTTAATAATGTCGCTGTAAGACTTCTCGTAGGCTGGATTGTCCCCAATTTGCATAATCGTTATGACGCTATCAACGCTCAATAGTCCGCTGTCTAGCTTCTCGAATAGCTTACGGCGTTCCTCCAAGAGTTCAGGGGACATATCATCCTTATCTAGGAATTTCTCAGCTTGAGAAACTAAGGTAGGAGTGCAACGGGCAATTTTCGTGCATTGCTTTCGTGCTACCGTCTGATCTACACCCATACTGAACAGCCGTTCTAAGCGCATTGCAATCGAGCGCATTTTGGCAACTGTTGAGTGTGCTTGTGTGCTATCGTTCGACTTGATTTGTAAACTGTAGACAATAGTATCGTCAGCAAAGTCATTAAGATAAATCTCTTGAATAGGAACAGGATTAATGATAATCCCCTCTTCCTTTTCTTTTTCTTTTTCCAATAGACCTTCTATAGTTTGACGCCTAGTATTGCCATTCAATGTATATGGGACATTGGGGCTAACATCTTCATCACACTGCCATTTTGCAACCGTTTCAGGACTTAAAATGAAGTAGTTGATCGGATATAGAACCTGATATGTTTTGGGCTTACTACCCTCTACTAGCAACTCTTCCTGCATTTCCCCAATACGTACAGGTAGAACATCACCACGAATGTATAAGCTTTTAGGGCAAGGTTGAAGCTTGTTTATTAACTCTTCAGCCGATACATAAGTAGTAGTGCCGTATTGAACACCGTTTACCAATTCCTGATTTTTTTCAATCGCCTGAGTCATTTGTTTAACCTTTGTGTTTTTTGTTGTTTCCTTAGTATATCAATTTTTTTCAGTGTTGCAATAGATTTTCAAAAAAAATGAGACAGGCGATCCCGTCTCATAAAGTTACTTTAGACCTAAACTGTTACAGAGTCAAAAAACTATCGTCTTCATCGCCCCCGCCAAACAAATCAGACATGCTAAACTCTTCCGGTTTATAGCGTTTATCTGTTGCTGTGAGTTCTTTGACAAATGCAGATTTCCCAGCTTCTTCTACTTCATCAAAAAAGTCTTGCATTTGTTGTCTAAGTTCAGGATCTGATATGTCCTCTAGCGATTCCTGTTTCAGTCTAGCCAGATTGTCTAGCGCCCTGTTAACTTCAGAGTTTGTGCTACTTTGCTCTCGTATTTCAGCTGATTGTTCGATTTGTCTTTGTTGGTTGTTTGATGAGGTCATCCTCTTAATGTAATGGTTGTAGAGATTGTCTAGCATTAGTTCCTCACAATAATTTGATAACCAATCTTTAACCGTTCAATAGCGGCTTTGTTGTTCCGATCAAATTGTCTTCCTTTAGGGGAAGTTTCGTAATATTTCTTGCTATGAATAACCCTATGACATCCATCACAAACAGGAAATACATTTTCCCCTGCAATAACTCTGTCTAACAACAGTTCGAATTCATTTTCTGATAGAAACCTTACATACTCCACATGATGTGTAAGTTTGCTAGGCTTCACTAAACACCAACAACAAAAAATGCATTTCTTCCTGATATCTTCTGATATAGAAGCCCAGTTAGGCGGGTATCTAAAATCAAGAGCTGTTGATTTTTTCTTCTCACCCTCTAAAGTAACTTTAGAGTTTTTACCTGTTGATCCTTTTTTACGACTCATCCAAGATTCTCCTCAGCTGTTGTAGTAAATCGTCCGGGATAACTTTGCCTGACAAAATAAACATTTGTTGTTTTAGATCGTCGTCAGTAACATCACCTTTCTTAGCTGTGTACCAAGTCTTCAGTTTTGCCATGTAGTCATCTCCAGCATATTGATCGGCTGTAGATTCTTTTTTCTGATTTGACTCTTGGTATTGACTATCCTCAGTAACGGTGTTAGTAGTTTCTACTACCCGATAGGACAAATTGCTCAAATCAAACCTAGGGAAAATTCGGATACATGGAGACTCTTTACCCAACCGGGTAACTGCTGCTCTAGCTCTGTCTGTGTGGGGTGTAGCAGGGTTATAAAGACCCATTGATACTAGTTGGGCGTTAGCCATGCCTATTTCCTTTACTAACTGTTTTGTATTGAAATCTGAAGGAAACGGCGTATTTTGATCCGTGATTGTATTTCCCATACACACGATGTTAGCACCCGCAAAAAAGCCAGAATCTAAACCTGTTTCACCCTTTTTTAAGGAATGCATACCGGCAATAACTCTGAAGCCTGTATCTTGACCGTTAACCTTTTTAGCATATTTGCGCCCCTGATTTTTCAATTGCTTCATACAATTCAAGTAATCTTCCCACTCATCTTCGCTGACCAAATCCTTTAAACCTTGGAATTCATCAACGATTCGGATTACTGGAACTCCCTTGAACTTGCCTTCTTCATTTACTCTTCGCTGCATCTCTGCATAGACTGCCCTCATGTCTGCAATGCACTCTGCCGGATCAGTAATGAATAGGCTAGCCTCAACATCTTTAGGCATTCCAGGAAACCACCGATCATCCTCATCATCTGGATCGTAGTGAATATTGTGAATTTTTAGATCAACATCTGGACAAATATCAAAAATGTTTATCGCCATGTATGCAAGCAATGATGTTTTGCCGTCTCCTTCAGCACCTAATATCACAGCTGACCGGAAGAAAAAAGCATGATTCATCCACGAAATATCAAGAATCTGTTCGATTTCTCTGTTGATGACTGGTAAAGCTTTCTTAACCGTTACTTCTCCGTTGTGGTTATTGTGTCCTTGTTCTGTGTTTTGCGGCTGTTGGGGAGGCTTAAGCAAGCCTTGTAGCTTGAACTGGGCGATGTACCTTGGCTTTTTAAAATCAGGCATTGTTTCAACTATCTGAACCAAGCTTTCCTGACCTCCGATAGTATCAATTACCTCATCCAACTTTGCAGTATTAACAATTTCTCTGGCAGTTCCTTTCTTAATGTAATCATCGTAAACACGCTTGAGAGCTGAATTTTTACCAGAGAATTGTGCAACGGCTGATTGAGCAAGAGAGGACATAAAACCAAGCATAAAATATCTAGCTTTTAAACCGTCTGACATTTTTTGCCCAGTAAATCCAACAAGCAACGGAGATAAAATCAAAGTCAAACTGATCGCTTGAATGCATCCACACAACAACAGATTATCGTAATGAATCTTGTTGACGTGTTCTATCTTTTTCCGAATATCCACGTTACCTAGCTCCTTGAATTAATCCAAACAAAAAAGCAAATAGCAAATAACCATAGATGACACAATAGAAAATTCCAACAGTCAAAAACAACTGTTGTATGGGTTTATCTGGCAGCTTGGCGGATAGTTTCATTGCATTTTTTATGGTCATTATCACCATTAAAAAAAGAGCTAAACCTAAAATGAAAAATGCAAAAATCCATTCTCCAAAGGCAGTCGCCATAAAACCTGTAAACAATCCCAAAGCTGTATATGCTTGAACAAATCCTGAGTCACGAAACCATCTAATCATTTTGACTTTCCTCTAAAGTAACTTTACGACTTTTCTGAATTTTAACATGACTACAAATAATTATCTAGAGCAAAATCAAAGTTTACAAAAAAAAGAGGGGTGTGACCCCCTCACAGTTCTATTTTTCCCCATAACTCAGAAACTATCCAACGCAGCTGCTATGGCGTCTGTCTCTCCATTCCACTCGGTCATCCATGCGGTGTAACCAGTCTCTATCACCTCTTGCTTTAGGTTGTTTGCTTCGGTTGTTTGACCGTACTGAGCAAGATTCCTTTCAATATTTATGTTCAAGTTTTGCATACCTGATTGATAAGTAGTCTGTATTTGCAATCTTCTATCAATCCCTTGAGCAATCTTCATTCTGTGTTGAGCCAATTCAGCCAACTTGCCGTTACCAGCTGCAATCTGATTAGCTAATATACCAGCCGCTTTAATCGTTTCTTTTTTGGTAGACGTTGGCAAAACAGCTGCTTTATTGAAAGTTTTTAACGCTGTATCAAGACCTTTAATTCTATTGACATCAGCTCCCGTCTCTACTGAATCAAAACCCCCAGCTTTATTTTGTTTTGTTGCTTTACTGTTGCCAGTTATGCCTTGAACTTCACCGATTACATATTCAAAAAAATTGCCAGCCATTATCGAACCCTCTCAATTTTTTGTTGTTGTTGATTGCTAAACACTGAAAATGTCGCTAGTCCTGTAGGAATTCCTAGACAAATTACTATTGAGTAAACGATTAAAGCTTGAGTGCTAAACAGGTTTGACTTACTTAGGTTTTTTTGCCAATGTTTAGCCTCTTTAACTGTTTCCTCTATCAAAATACTGTTTTCGGGACTAAGATTTTTCGAAAGAGGAATCCTCATCCTTACAGCATCTTTAGTAACACAAACCTCAATATTGAGATTTTTCTTTAACTTCAATCGTTGGTTGATTGGTTTTTGGTTCGTTTTGTTGATCATACATCCCGCTAAATATCGTAATCGCAAAGACTAACATTAAGCCGCCTAAGACGCAAGTCAGAAGCCGCCTAGACTCAATTTGATCTGTTGTATACACCACTGAAAAATCAACAATTCTCTTCAGTCCTAAAAGCGTTTCTTGCTTATCTTCATTGGCTTCTCGCTCTTGTATGTCCTTTAGTAGTTTTTGCCTAACAATTAAAGGAACATTGGCTATTGCCTCGGATAGTTTGCTTGCTTCAGATTCTGCTTTCAGTCTGATAATTTCAGCCAGTTTATCTGTGTGTTGTTTAACCTTTGGTATCGGGTTACTCTCAGCAGTTGTTACTAATTCAGGTTCTTTTGATTCCTCTGGTTTGGCGGTGATAGACAAAACAATTTTTATGAAATCGTCGTCTATCTCTTCAGCCGTTTTAACCCCAAATCTACAAAGGACATAAACACAGTCAGCTATTGATAAAGTAACTTTAGAGTCACTTAGCTTTTTGTTTAAAGCATTTGACAGCATTATCAAATCAAAAAGCTGATCTAAAACCTCTTCAGTCACATTTTCGGGTTCGATATCAAATCCTGAAATAATGGCTAGCAGATCAGATTGTGATATCTCTATCTTTCCCTCTCTGGCTAGCCGTTCAATGAAAGCGTCTAAAAAATCCATTACACACCAAACATTACATCAGATAATCTATCTATGACGTTATTCCAAGATCTTTGAATATCGGGTGCTTTTTCTTGCAACTTTTGGATTGTTAAAGCTTCTGTCAAGATAGGTAAATTTTCAACCATCTCCACATTTCTATCTGCAATAGCATGAGCAGTATCAAGCATCTTGTCAGAAAGTTGATTAGTGTGATTTTGTTGACGTTCTTTGCTTCTGTCCTGTGTTTGAAGCTCTTGAGGTTTTGTGTAAAGCTCTTGTCTGAGAGATAAAGTAACTTTAGAAGGTTTACCCGGTGCAGCCGGAGAAGAAACAGCAAGTTGACTTCCTTCCTTTTTTTGCATCTCTGTAATGAAAAGATTTACCACTTCACCGAGTTGATTATCTTCCAAATTTGACACTTCGATATCGTTTGCCGTCAAAAATTCACCGATAACCTTTAAGGTTGCAGAAATGTTTTGTTTCTGAAGTTCGTCTTTGATGATTTTAACTGTCAACATGAAAAATTCCTTTTGCTTGATTTCTGTATTCATATTAACTGATAATTGGGGTGTGTGCAACACACGTGTAAAACTTTTTTTCATTTGTAGCTAAATCAAATTATGCGCATCAGTAACGGTTCATTCGACTTACCCGATCCAGAGGCATTGTATCTAGCCGTGGTAGTAAAGATCCAGGAAAAATCCATGAGGAGTTATATAGCTGAAAGCGTACAAAGAAATCTCGATCAAAACAGAGATTTGTATCGAGACATGATTGAGGTCGAAGCTAGGCGGCTAGGTTTAACATGGGAGCAATGCTTTAATCTGTATGCTCAATATTCCTTAGTGTGTTCCCAATCGATTGAAAGTGCTAAGAATAGTAAACCTACAGTTTTTAAACAATACGGCAGGAAAAATTCATAAAGTAACTTTAGCACCAAACAAAGTAAAAGCCCCCTGATTGTAGGGGGGCTTCTTTTTATTCAGTTTCTTCAGAGCTTACATCACAGAAGAAAATTTGTTGAACTCTTCAGCCATCCACTTAGCTTGATCTAAATTCTCATGTTGGCAGATAACGACAAACGCTCTAAATTCTTCTGGACTGCAAGAAGGTGTGAACACTGTTAAAAATTCACCCTTATGCACAATCCTTGTAAATAATCCTTTCATTCCAAACTTGTTTGATTCAGCAGCTTGGAATTTTCTGGCTGTAGTTTTCATACTCAAAATTTTAGGGTACTCGATTATTATATCACTTTATATTAGAATGGCTACAATAAAAAATCCTCTCTTGTGAGAGGACGGTTTATAAATTCTCTAAAGTAACTTTAGCAAATTTCTATTGCTACTTTTTTAGTTGGCTGATCGTGTTGCTTTTGGGGAGGGATTCGACCGGGTTTTGATTTCAGGAATTTACGCCACTGATCGAACTCTTCAGATGTATATAATTTTCTACGGGAAAAATATGGTAACTCTGGATGCTTCTCACTCCAAACGCGAAAACTGTTTATATGGCATTTGATACCTTCAACCTTAAAGTAAAAATCAAACATCTTACCCTCATATAACGGCTTCCCTTGATCGTCGTATTGCTTGACTGTGTGATCGTTAAGAATCCTGGTTATCTTTTCGACGCTAAACCAGTACTTTGCCTCTTTCTTAATTTCTGGTAAACATCGTTCCATAGGTATGGCGTCAGCTACCCTTAACGAATCGATGTAAACAATGTAATTGAAAAGTAAACAGAAGTAGGGGAAGGACATAACCCTTGCATTTTTTGGGGGCGCTTTGATGTTTAAAAACTCAGTCGGTACTCTACCACTCTCTACATACTTAGTAACCTTTTTTACATTGGTCAAGTAAGTACGCTTACTTATCGGTAGCTTAAGATTTTCGTTGATGATGTCGTAAGCCGATGCCGACCGAATGGTTATGCTATCCAAAATTTCTTGTTCGATTCCGTCAAAAAAATTGTTGGCGATCATGTCTGGGTACTTCCTAATAATTTCTGAACTTATTTCAGTATATAACACCGACGCTTAGACTTACAGTACCCTACTGAAACTTGAAGCAACTAATTTACAGTACCCTACTTGAATGCGCAGGCTTAATAGATTTTTTGGATATTGTCTAAGCATCTAACGCATCCACGTGATCACGGCAATTTTTAAGCATTTCAAATTATGAAGCACCCGTTTTTTCATTTTTGTGCCCGTTTTGGGGGGCATTTTTGGCATCTAAGGATTGATGGTGAGGGTTTCAACATGATTTAACGTATGTGGGTATGTCCTTTGGTGTGGTGGTCGAATGGATATCTTTTCTAAATATCTCCCTACTGGCATCTACTAAAGCGCTCAACAGGTTCTACTAATGTGGAGATATATTTGTGTGTCTTCTACGTATAACCCCTTATAGGCGTATCATTTACTACCTTCTAAATCCAGGCACAAAAAAGCCTCCAGCTAGGGAGGCGGGTTAACTCGTAAATTTTCCAGACGCTTCTAGTCTATATTAAAAAGTATCTAAAGCCTTGTTGGACAGTGATTTTATTATCACATCGTTTATTCTTCTCAACTCTTCGTTTCTTGCGCTCAAATCAGCGTTTTGCAATTCCAGCTTTCGTATATAAGCTTCTTGGCTGGTTAATTTCCGCTCTGTATCTGCCAACTTCTCAAAAGTTTTTTGAGTGTTCTGAGTCTTCTTAATTTCAGAGTTGCAATACTTCAAGACCTCTCTTATTCCCGGTATCAGGTCGATAAAAGTTCCTAAGCGGGTATCTTGGTCTAAATGAGTCCAGCTATAGGTGTTGTGTGTTGAATCATATTCAAGGCTAAACCCGGTTGTTCTAAGCGCATCAACCAAAGCTTTGATAAACTCCGAATCAAAAAAGGTTAACTCTTTTGTGGAAACTTCATAAGATTCTAGATGAAAAACTAAACCCGCTATGGTTTCATAAATGTTGAAGTACCCATCACTGGTTATTCTTTTATGTCTCCAATGAAACTGATCGGTGGACGAATCATAATTTATTGCAGAATCAACAGCCGTGCTGTCTAATGCTCGTGAGATTTTATTGAAGACAGCAAAATGCTCTTTTTTTCTTGTCTCAATAAACTCTTGAGGCGTATACATGGATCTTGTTAGATCATCTTCAGTTTTTGAATTGGCTAAAGCCTGAATATGCCAAATCAATCCAGCAATTGCATCGTATACATTATCAAACGGATCGCATCTGATCTGATTGTGTTCCCAGTAATAGGAATCGTTGAAACTGTCATAAAATATCCTGCACTTTAAGTCGGTGCCTTCTAATGCCTTGTTGATTAGCTTAAAGCCTTCTAGATTTGTGTTCTGATTCATTCTTGCTTGTTGGGTTAAATCTTGCATGAGAAGTATTGAGTGACTACAAGTAAATACTAACAATTATGTTTGCAATATGCAAGCCATAAAGTTACTTTATTAGAATTCTATTCCAAAAGCTGAATTCAAAATATCAAATTGCTCAGCTGTTGGCTTGATGACAAAATGAATCTGCAACATATCCTTCTCTTCTATTAATCCCATGTCTAGAAGATCTCGCCTGATAATAAAACGATCTGGGTGTTTAGGTGGCACATGAAAAATATATTCTTTACCAAATCGGTAAAACTGACATCCAGTTAAATCACAGTTTTGAAAGTATTGGTTAGTCATGTCTACAAATTGAAAGTCCCACTTATATTTTAAGCAGGACTTTAAAATTATTACAATGTAGCCAAATAAATTTAATTGCTTTCAGCTTCTAATACTTGTATGACGTGCTGACCATACTTTCTATCTATTGATTGGGTTTTGGCATAAGCTCTAGCTATCAAGTAGGACATAGCCAACAAATCAATGTGTGATTCTGATTCGGTAGCAATAAATGCTGCCCTCTCTAAAAGCTCTGCTACTGTATGTATATCATTAGCTAAAAAAGGTTTTGATGTTTCGGGCAATTCTGATGCTATTATCTCAAAACATTCAAGAATATTTTGGGCAACAAGACCTAAACACCAGCCAGTATCTATAAGTATCACGTCTTCATCATCAGTCATCTTTTTGATGAGATCTTCTAAAGATCTTGCATGGCTTCTCAATAGTTCTAATCCCGTAGTTTCCATATATCCTTCCATCAATTACTATTTAAGTATAGCTCTAAAGTTACTTTAGAAAATGAATGAAAATCTGTCTGTATTTCTGGCAGCTGCAACCGTGTATGTCTGCAAAGACTTAATCAACGATCTAATTAGGGGCGCAATTGTCCGGACTAGAGGCTACTACAAAAAAGGTGACATTATCCAAATAGGTAGCTTTGTTGGTGCTGTTGAACATCTTGGTATAGTTGCGACACATCTTAAGTCAATGTCCGGAGAGCGTAGGATAGTTGCAAACGGATTGATTACAACAGTCATAAAGAAGTATGCGCTCTGCAATGATTTGTTTATCTCTTACAGCCGAAAAGATAAAGACTTTGTAGAACGGTTGCACTACCAGCTTAAAAAGTCTGGACATGATGCTTGGGTAGACTATGAAGATATACAATCAAGCGACTATTGGAAAGAGGTCATTATAGAAGGCATCGACTCATCATGCTTTTTCATATGTGTCCTGTCTGAAGACTATGCAATATCTGATGTCTGCATTAATGAACTAGAGTATGCAAGAATACGTGGTAAAAAAATTATTCCTATCTTGAGGCGAGAAATCATTGCAGACATCCCAGATACTATTGCAAATATCAATTGGCTATTCTTCAGAGAATCAGATAGTTTTGAAGGAAGCTTCAGAAAACTACTTAAGATTATCAATGGAATAGAATAAAGTAACTTTAGAAAGTAAAAAGCGCCCCGTTAAGAGCGCTTTTTGTCAGTTGAATTGTTGTTAGTCGCTTATTGCATCTGTAACATCTTTGTCAAGAAGCTTGAGATTTTGTCTTTTTGTTTGTTCATATTCCTCAACAGGTAAGTAATCGTTGTCGGTTGCTGTGTAAAAAGCATCTTTCCAAGTTTCGATGCTTTCTAATGCATAACCATTGACAGCAACATGTTTATTGAAACTTTCTTCAGCCATTTCAACATTCTTAGCTTCAGCATCTGCATACCATTTAGCCATCCAAACCAAAATTTCCAAATAGTCTGAATGACTTAATTTGTCTTGATACTTGTCAATCTCTGCATCAAGATCGTCTGAATCTACATATAGAATCTCTGCAACTTCATACAGATAGTTAGGGTCTTTGAACTCTTCAGGAGATTGTACGGAATCATCTGACGGGATCTCGGAGAATTTATTAACCCATGATTGGATTGACTCAAAGGAGTATTTTTGTGGCTTAACATCTTCTACAAAGTTTTCCCAAATTCCTTTAGAATCAAGACCACGATCCTTAGTAAACGCCGTAACCATGACGCGCATAATAGACTCAAAAATTATCTGAGTCATATCTCCGGTATAGCGCTTAATCTCGGTTTGATACACTTGTGGACTGATGTTAAAAAACTTTGCAACATCATTCAAGTAAGAAAGAGTAACATCAGAAATGTTTAATTTTTCTTGAGCTTTCTCTTCCTTAAGCATGAGAGCAAATGCTTTCAACTCTTCATCAGTTAAAATTTGACGTGAACGCTTACCGTTGAAGTTTGCAATCAAATAGTCTCTTCCTTTGTCTGAAGTCCATGTAAGACGTTTCAGCTCATCGGTGGTTTGTTGCATCCAGTAATCCCGGTCAAATTTCTCTGTTGTCTTCTCAGATTCTTTTGTAGGTATTACAATGGTTTTTTTGGGTTGTGCCCTTTCTTCTTTTTGCGGTGCATCTTCCGGTTCTACAACTACGTTGCTTTCGACCTCGATAAATTCAGGGGGCATCTCTTCATTGATATACAATCCGCTAAGCTCTTGAGGAAACGCTTTTCTAAGCGCTAATGCTTCAGCGCATTTTGCCAACATGATATCAGGCATTCTTGCCCAAAATGAATTAGGACTGCCACCCTGAACGGTCTGAACATAACTCTTATATCTGGCTACTTGCCAAAGCGGTTCTGAAAAATCAGAGCGTAAAATGCCAATTTTGGCAGCTACTGGGGGATTGTCTAACAACCAAACATCTTTCCACTCCCCATCCATTCCACACCAAAAAGCTCCTAACTGCCCTCGATATTTTCCTGTACGTTGAGCGTTTAAACGCAAGCCATCTATAGAAACCTGAACACTCATTACCTCTCTTTTAGCCTTGCTGTCATAACGCTTTACAGCATAGATTTGTTTAGAGAAAGGATCTAATCCGGTTCTGTTGCATTGTTGGATAAACAAATTTAATTCGTCGTCTGTTCCACCTTTACAAATAGTGCGTTTGATTAGTTCTATTTGCTCAGTCGTAAGTCTATTGGAAATTACAAGAGATTGAGACTGATTGTTTGTTGTTGCAAGCATGATTTTTATTTTTGACCTAAAGTTACTTTAGCTGGAAATAGTGAGTGCTTGAGTTGGTTCATATGCCAGTTGATTATCGCATCAGCTGCATCAAAAGCAGTCTTAGCTGGGCGTGAAACATTTCTGCAATCTGAGCTGAGCCTATAGGACACACCTAACATTCCTTGTGAGATATATCCAACAGTTGTTTTTTCAGCTGTGTATCTGATTTCGCAAGTCTGCATTAGACTATTGAAATTTGTCATATGGTAGAAACATCCACAGGCTTCTTCAATTTCTGCCTGAAATGCTAAAACTTTCTCTTGGTAAGCAATGCGTCCTTGTTCCTGGCAAATTGCATCGGCTATCAATTCAACATACTTAGCTTTGATGGCTTGAGATCTGAGCGGTTCAGTAATCTCAATCCCGTATTGTGTTGCCAGTCTCCGAATGTATTTAGCCGATACTCTTGTCATTTGCCTAGCCTAATCTCTCACTAAATCGATTATAACTACAAATGCAGCATTGTGCAACTATTTCTTTAAAGTTACTTTAGGCTGTCCAAAACCTATACCCTTATTGGGTTGTGGTAACTCATCTAAGTTTTGATCCCATTTAGTCATTATGAGACTATTTAGGATAAAGTTTGCAACCATATTTGTTCTGACTGGTTTTGGTGCTATCTCAACCGCGTTAAAAAATGCCAAGGTTGTGACCTTATGAAAGCTATTTTTTGCGCTAGATGTGCCTAGCCATTCAACAACTTCGCACAAAATTTTGTAACGTAAAACGTTATACTTCATATCTAAAAAGTGTGTGGACAATATTTCGATGTCCTTTTCTGTTAGGTTGGCAAATTGTATTAATGCATTTTTTCTGATGTTCTCAGCATCAGTAATGTCTTTGACCCTTTGTGGCAACACGCTTAATATTTGCTTCACGTCCCATCGTTTTCGACAATGTTCTGACAGTTCATACATTGCTTTTTCTTTAACCCCTAAGTAAAAATCTTTGGGTATGTCCTTATCGTGTGAGAAGATGTCCCAAAATCTCGAATTGAATAGAGCTAAACGCTGCCCTCTAGCCTTTGGCTGAAGCTTCTCTACAAGCCGCTTAGTTTCGTCTGTGAGGTGTCTCTTCTCACATAGCTTGGTATCTTCAGTAATTTGAAAATGGCACCAAGCAGCGCTGTATATGACATCATCTTTTTTATATGACTTACGCCAAAATACGCTTTGGTGACAGTGCATACACAACATACCTCTAACACGGTAGTCTTCATAGTTTCCTTTTCTTGCATTAAGGACTTTTCCACCTTCCCACATTGCGATCGCTTCTTCCATCGATACCCCCTAAAGTTACTTTAGTCCAGAAATAGAAAAGCCTACCCGGTTAAGGGTAGGCTCAATTAGCTAGGCTAGCTTATCGATAAGCTCTCACTAGCTGTTTCTCAAAAGCCATAGCTTTTGTGGCATATGTTCCTGAAAGGATTGATTCAAACCTGTTAATCTGACTTTTAGCCGTGCTATGGTGCGATTGCCATTCTGTAACACTTTGAAGAAGTCCGTATGCTGTACCGTATGCGCTTAACAGTTCTGATCCTTGACCTTTACCATCAAACAACTCTAGACAAGTTTTAACCATTGCTGGTTGCTCATCAATGGATTTTTCCGGATTTCCAAAAGCAGTAATCAGCTGCAACTGAGCTTCTTGAATAGTCATTGCTTTTTCTGCAAGAAACTCGGTAACGTTGGCTTGTCTTTTTACTGTGTTAACCGCAGCATTAAGAAGCAACCGTGCTTTGTCTTTGTTAAGCGTCCCGGTATGGGACACAATACCAACTTGTTGGCTTACTTTTTGAGCCATACCGTTGGTGCATACCAACCTTGTGCCGTGTGTGTAAACTCGAAATCCCTGATTATTCTGATGAGAATCTGTGAGAATGATTCTTTGATGCGTAACATCACCAACATTTTTAAGGTTTGTATCGTACTGACTCATCCGAGCGCTAGCGTAAATTACACGGCTGTTTATATGTCCTAGTGTCTCTATTTTTAGATCGGCTAAGTTTAGAAGGTTCTCAAAAAACTTGACAATTTGTTTATTGTTGCGTACCTCTCTGTTACTGAAAGTATCGATAAAATCGTTAGTGTCTTCTCGGTAGAGTCCCTTAATTCCTGGCACTTCATGCTGCCCAAACTCACCAAAAAATAGAGGTGATGTTTTGACATTCCAATCCAGATTAGCAGCTGTCAGCATTTCAGAAGTTGATAAACCTTCAACATTGACGCCAGTCCCATAATTCCAAGTTGCGTTAGCCATGTGTTTTTCCTTGAACCGTGATTTGTAACTGTATTTATAGTAGCTACTTATGCACCAAGCTGTCAAGCGTTTCTGAAAAAATCTTTTTGGGTATATGTCCATGAAAAAAGCCCCCCTTATGGGAGGCTTGCTCTAAAGTTACTTTATAACCAGTTAATTATTCTGAGGAATAAAAGAATACTTTCTTTTTTTAGGCTTAACCTCTTTCTTTTCTTTATCGTTACCATCATCATCATTATCGCCCCAAAAAAACACCACCACAAATATAATTAACAGGCTTATAATCCTCATGCTAGCTACTATCAGAGGAGAGCTTAGAACATCAATAGGCAAAAAGTAACAACAAAAACGAATGCACACCATAACCAAGACAAATTTGTGTCCTGTTTTGAGTTTGTGCCATCTATAGTTAGGGTAATAAATCACTACCCAAAACATGCAGTCTAAGAAGGCAGTAACATACCAAAATATAGGATTGAACTTGTATTGGTCATGATACAAGTGTGATATTAGTCCTATTGCGAAAGCTATAGCTATTGCTAGAGCGGTTTTATGGATTGAATTTTTCATGTTGAATTTCGGAAATTTCATGACTAAAATATTTAGGTGTCTTTAAATTGTAGCTTTTTGTATTTACATTGTCAAATAAAAAAGCCCCCTTTCGGAGGCATGAGCTAAAGTTACTTTACGACGCTACAGTACTGATTGAATCTTGGCTTTCTCTGTCTCTGGTAAATCCTTTGAGATTGTCAGGAGTAACGCTTTCATTGATTCATGTATCTCGGATCGCTTTTCGTCTGATAGTGCATCGCTTGAAATGTACTGAGCAGCAATACGCATCATTAACCCTATCTGGCTAGGATTTGTTTCAGCCAAGAGAGAAGACATATCAATTTTAGGAACTTCGATTACTGCGGGTGTTTCCGCTTCTTCTGTTTCAGATTCATCAAACTCTCTAACGACCTCATCTAATATCTCCGTTTCTTCAGCAACATCATTTACATTTTGGCGTTGCTCTGCTGCTTTAGCTTGCTCAGCCGCTTCAGCGTCGGCTTGCTGTTTGGCTTGCTCAGCTGCTTCAGCTTCAGCCTTTAATCTGGCTTGCTCATCCTCATAATGCTTACGCCACTTTGTTACACTACCTTGAGTGACTTTCCCTTTTTTGGAGAAAGTTAGCGATAAACCAATTATCATCTCCGGATCAAGTTCTAAAGCCTTTGCCGTCTGCATCACCTTTACAGCACCTTCAGTGGTAGCAGTACCTGAGTCAATCATGTCTGCCAACAGTTCAGGAATCGGATTCTGTAACAGAGTTTTGGCGTTGCTTATCTCTTGTTCCAACACATCAAAGTATTGGCATATATAAGAGCGATCGTAACCTTGATTTAAATACTCAATGATTCGCTTATACTTCTCGATGGGTGAGTTGGGGCGTGTTGTGTCGTTCAAGCTGTATTGCAGTCTCTCTACAATCTCTTTAGTTAGCTCACCCTCAACTATTTGATAACCAATTGGGGAAATTTCTGTATTGTCATTGCGCTCATAGACAGATTCATACATCTGAAAACGAGAGTTACCGTTTATTAGATAATGCTTACCATCTTTCTTCCATATTAAGAAAGGATTCAGATTGCGAAGATAGCTCGTATTGCCAGTTTTAGGAACGGTTAAAGATTTTTCATACTGCTGCAATTGTTCCTTATTCAGCTTAGTGGTTTTGCGAACATACCAAGATTTATCATAATTCCAGAGGTAATCGAACATGTCGATCGCCCCTTCAATACCGATATACATCACATCACTGATTGTTACGTTGTCTAATCCAGCCAGTAACAGATTGTCTTGTTTTGGTGTGTCCTTTGTCTTTGTTGCTTTCTTAGCGGTTGATTTTTTGTTGGATTCGGTTTTAGTAGCCATCTGTCTCTCTTACCTTGTTTTTGACTGTCTGTATTTATATTAGCTACTCTCGTTTCGGATGGCAAGTGTTTTACTAAAGTTACTTTAGAAATTTTTGATAAGTATAAATACTCAATCTGTAATCTCTGTTCGTAGTGTTATTTTAAGCGTAGATAGCCATTATCAAAAGTGCTAAGAAAAGTCAAGGGTAAGGTCGAACGAATTAATGGGGAAGCTTGGGGGGGTCTGGAAATAGAATTCAGGCTACATCCTGGCAGCTATGACCGTGACAATAAAACCAATTACCCCCAACAGACTTTCATAGTCAAGACTGCCGTTAATGGCACTTTTGAAACTAATCTTTGGTGTAACGAATCAAAATCTGGACTACCCACCACGTATAAATGTGTGTTCAGAGGTGACAAAAAAGATGGGTTCCTGTTCACTCTTCCCTCTGATAGCAATGCAGACATAGATCTTGCAACACTTAGGGCTAGGGGAGTAATTCTCGATCCCATAAACAACAACCCTGATGAACCTGACACGGGTGTTGTGTCCCCCTCTTATAGGGAGATGTTTGTGCCTCAACTAGGACAGACTGTATTCGTTTTGACTAAAGAACCAACAAAACCACATTTAAGTTTATTTACTGTGAATGGAGTTAAAGCGCTTTATCCCGTCGATTATCGGATTGATAAAGTAACTTTAACGTGGCTAAGACCGATGTTTCTCGACAACACTGATATTGTAGAGGTAGTATACCAATGATTAAGTCAAAGCAGCTTAACTGGATTTTATCCGGAAATATCCGGATTGCGAATACTAATGTCACAGGAGGATCGCAAAATATAACGGCAGCTTTGACCACAGCATTATCAACGGCTGGGCGTAAAGGTGTCGCAGTTCCTGTACAAGTGTCGGCTGATGAAGACTCGGTAGGTGTGATCACAACAGGGACAAATAACCTAGTCCAAGTTCAAAGTAACGCCACAAAAATGAAGTATACCGATACTAACGGTAACGAGGTATACGGTAGGCTTACAGAAGCTGCGGGTGTATACACGGTAACGTTCTTCACTTCAGTAAACGGAACTGAAACCGCTTACAGTTTCGGATCGGCTAACGCAATTGATATCGATTTTAACTATCGATACGATGCGGCTAGACTTCCGGCTGATTATGCGATCGCAATTCCTACAAAGATAATCAGCCAAGATCCAAAAGTTTCGGGCGCAGGGACATTTTCGTTAGAGTTGCTTACTGTTACCGCAACAAACACTTTAGCAGCACTAGCTAAAACGCCCAGCGTACCCGCTACAGTCCGGTTGTATGTGAATGGACAAATCATTACATCTTTGGGAGGTGCATCGGCAAAATTCAGCATTTCAGGTAAAACTATTACTTGGAATGCGACGAATGCGGGATATAGTTTGACAACTGACGACAATGTGATAGCCGCCTATTCAAGCTTTGAGTAGGTTTGAATAATGTTTAGAGAAAAGCAATTAGTCCTTGATGAATTAGATCGAAGATATCGAATAACTGAGCATTTTCTGGGCGATCCCTCACTAGGATTTAGCACAGGATTGCTCAATGTTATTTCTGGTACGGGTGCATCAGTCGTAAGACTTGCCCCTATTCTTTCTATACCAGGAATTGCAAGGATTACGTGTGGGACAACATCTACGGGTTATGCTAGCGTACACTCACCTTCTAATCTCCTCATAGGTGCAAATAATTCAGCTAATTTTAATTGGCTACTTAGATTTAAATTTAGAATTCCCACAATAGGAGATAACACTCAAACAACACAATGGATTTTAGGTTTTGGTAATAGTATCATTGCAGCTATACCAACTAATGGTATTTATCTGTCTTTAAATAATTCTGATAATATTCTGTATGGTGTCTGTTCAAATAACGGTGCTAATACTTCTTTAGCAATCGGAACGCTAACAGCCAACACATGGGTTAAAGCATACATTCAAGCACTCAATACTGGAGTTGTTCGTATAGGTTGCCAGTTAACATCAAATGGTAATTTTGTTGAGGTGTTGCCAGCTTCAAATATTCCATCATCTAATCCTATCGGGCAACAATACAGCGTTGCTAAATCTTTAGGAACTTCGAACAGAGCGATCGAATTGGACTATACTGATCTGTTTGGTTTTATCTAAAGTTACTTTATAAAATAAAAGCGCCGAATCGTGTGAATCAGCGCTCAGTACTAAATACATGGAGTTATTACTCAATTATAACTCTTGGTACTTTATATTTATTGTTTTTTATGAACTCTTCAGCCGCCATATTTAACAGAACATTAATACTTCTATTATCAGATTTACTAATTTCCACTAACGCCTCATAAACATGTCTTTTAATTCTGACACTTGTAGGATGAGGATCAGATTTCTTACTTTTTTGTGTATCCATTTGTTTTGTTTGTTGTGTATGTATTCAATGCTAATACGTATTTTTGATTGTGTCAAGCACCTCTAAAGTTACTTTATTGATTTTTTAGGGTATACCGCCTAACAGTTTTTTTACATCTTCTAAAACCTGCATTCCTGAGTTCCGTATGGTTGTAATAAGTAATCTTATTCTCATATCGCAATCGTTGAAGCATTGTGTCTAGAGTACTCTTGGGGAGTCCCGTTTTTTCTAGAAACTCGTATCGGCTTGCACTGCCGTTTGTCTTGATTATTTCTATGATTTTGTCGTATGCCTGTTCATTTTTCCTATGAAACATATCCACACCTTACAATTCATATTTTGATATTATATATTAAAATAGCATCCAAAGGAAAACATGAAACCTGGCAGTATTAAAGTATATAAAGCACCTGTCGATCAGTTAAGTTCTTATACCAAACTAGACACATCAGAATTAGAAAAAACTCTTGGAAGCGTTACTGTAACAGCTCATCAAGCAGCAGTATTGCAAAGCGCATCAAGAGAAGCAAACGGAGGATTTTGTAAAAAAGAACCTGTTAAAATCGGAATTGCCATTAAGAAAAAAGTTGAAAAGCTGGTAACAAAACTAAAAACAGCTGAAGAAGAAGATAAAAAACATAAGGAAAAACTGTGGAAAACTAGACGATCCATTCTATGGGAAATTGAATTACTAGGCGGCTGGCAAGCATTGGAATACAATTCTTTTAAAGACTTCTGTAAACACGAGTTACCAAAGCATCACCTGAGCGCTTATTTCTCAGAACGGATGAGTGCCAGATATGAGAACCTGCTAGGCTTGCCAATCTGTAGTTATGGAATGTATGTCCTCTTCCCCCTGAATGCAATCGAGGTCTATCAGACGATACCTGGCAACCAATATCGAAAACCTCAAGAAGTAGAACCAACAAGACGCAAGATTGACTTGCTTAGAATGGCATGGAGGCGATCGTTGGAAATTGCAAACGATAGGGACTTAACCCAAAAGTTTGTGTACAAGGCAGTAGAGGAACTTCATCACAGGTATCCAGACGAAATACGATATCCTGGCTGTCACAACACGGGTGCAAGGAATCTGCAAAGAATACGGGAATTAGAAGCTGAGAATGCAGACTTGAAAAAATCTAATGCAGACTTAGAGACGGAAGTTGCAAAGCTTAAAGCGTTGCTTGGCAAGTATGTCTGCAATGGCTGATGTCTGCAATGCATGTCTGCAATAAAAAGCCCCCTCGATTTGAGGGGGTATTTTCTAAAGTTACTTTAGCGTTTACTCTTTCCGCCAATCAACACAACCGGAATCGGCGTCCATATCGTTATAACAATAGACTCTGTATTTCCTGTCTGATAACTTCCAACTTTTCTATGGGATACCACTCACCCGATAAAGCTATGTGTTTATTTTTTGTATGAAACATTTTTTCTATTTTATGCTCAGCTTTAATAGTTTCCAAAAGTTCTAATTTTTTATTGTGTGCTGTTTGTAAATCCGATAAACGTCTTTCTGGCTGTTTTGAAAAGCCTACTTTAACAGAACTGCCATTAGAGATAAAGTATATAAAACCTTTACTTGCAGTTTTTGGGGGCTTTCTTTTAGTTTTTACTTTATCTAATTTAATCCCTATTAAAGTATCAATAATATCTTGGGCAGCTTTGTTTCCTTTATATGCTTGTCTCGTCCAATATATAATGGCAACTTCTAAAGGTATTCCTAGTATTGAAGAATTACATTTTTTTACATAAAATTCTAAAGGTGTAAAACTATTTCCAAAAACACTTTTAAACTCATCAGAACTAAAAAAGTTAGCAGTTGAAGTGTGGCTCTTTTTTACGACCGAAGTTAAACTTCTTTGGCTCAAGATGTACCGCTTATGGTCAGTTTCAAGACCCGGTAACGCGAACACCTCTATGTCAATTCCAACACGGTCAAACCCTGGCAGAAGCTTTTTAGGTAAAGGATTCTCCTTACTATCAATTGCGTCTTGTTGATACTGGTTGTAGTCAAATGTCATGATTGTTGCTATCCTTTAAGTAATGAAGGTTTTACCTTCGATTGGTTAACAAACACCCCTGCTTGGTCAAGAGTTGAGGGGTGTTTCTCTATTATACCAGATTTTAACTATTGTCAATACAAATAAATAATCCTGTCTTGTGAACAGGATTGATAAAGTTACTTTATGTTTGGGATTTTTCTGTCAGGTAAAGCAAGAACAATCACTGACTTGCAACGAGAAGACGCTCGGCTGCTTCTCTGCGAGTTTGATATTTTCCAACGCCACAGTCGTATCCTTCCTCCGGCAAAAGTTCGGTGGACTTGGCGGTAAGAGAAGCAACCCAGCATGAATTACTTCTAATTTTTGCCTTTGCTCTTCTATTGCCATGAGACTGGATGGCATCCAATTTAGCTACATATCCAAGCTTCTCCCAGACACCTACAGGAGAACCCTTGCTCACAAAAGTCCAGGCATCTAAGTCTGTACCTGTTGCAAGCTTAGTAAATTTTAGCGGGGATTGACTTTCGGGCATTGTTTTCAGCAGAAAATAATTATTTTGTCGGGGCGCTTTGAGAGGATTGTCTCAGAGCGCTTCTTTCTATTATATGGCAATTTCGCTACAGATAAATACAGAAAAGCTCACCCATTTCTGAGTAAGCCTCAAACCGGATCTAAAGTTACTTTATTGTTGCTGTTTAGCTTTCCTACCAGGTTTTATGTTGCCCGGTTCATAACCAATACGTTCATCTATCCGAGTTATCGATACATTTTTTTCAATGTAATCATCTCCTAATTCGTATTTTACATCCCTAATAAAATCTTCAAAGCTAGCGATCCACATTGGGTATGAATCTGGTTTGTTTTTGATTTCAAACCATTTACGGTACAAGGGATGTCTGATAAGTGAATTTTCTTTTTTTGGTCTTCCTGGATTAGTTTTTTTCAGACATCCACAAGAATTTGTTTTTTTAATTTTTACATTGTTAATACTAGCCTCAAATAATTTTTTGCAGTAACACATAAAAAGTCCATTCCTCGAAATGCCATTATATTCGTATGCCTTTATAAGCGTGATTAATCCTCCTTTTGTTTCAAAAACTTGATTTGGTTTGTATTGATTTGGTTTGATTCCCATTGCCTTACTTTTTATAATTACTACTATTTAATATACAAGAATTAAAAACAATATCCGGAAAAAAGCTCACCCATTGCTGAGTGAGCGAACCGTCCATAAAGTTACTTTAGTAGTTGGTAATCAGTAACTCTGATATCTTGCCTCTCTTGGTTCCGACTGAGTTAACCGACCTCGGAGATTTAACCTCATGTATCGAGAATCGCTTGTACAGCTCCCTGATTAAAGGGGTATCAGAATTGGACAGCATCACCTTTACACCCATGTCTGAGAGGCATATAACCGCATCTCTGAGAGTCTTCTGATTAATGCTGTCAAATCCATCAGCACTATAGGACACAAAATTACTAGTTTTGGATACCGGATCGTATGGAGGATCGAGGTAGACAAAATCGCCCCGTCTTACACTAAGTAAAGCTTCCCCAAAGGCACAACACCTTATGTCAACATCTTGCAAAGCTGTTGAGCAATACTCTATATTTTGGCGATTGTAAAGGTTGCCGTTGAAATCTTTGTTTAATGGGGAGTTTAGCTCTCCTTTTTTATTTTCCCGGTAAAGACCATTAAAGCAAGTCTTGTTTAGGTAAACGAACTTTGCTGCTTTTTCTATGTCCGTTCTGTAATGTGTCCTTCTTGTGTTTTTGAAGTAATCTGCATCATGATTGGCTAGATGTTTGTCAAGTAGCTCCATCAACAGATCCGGGTTATCCCTTACTGCTAAGTATGCAAATATCAAGTCTTTATTGATGTCGCTAAGTACTGCCCTATCGGGTTCGATGTGGAAGAAAACAGAACCTCCACCTAGAAACGGCTCAAAGTATCGGTCATACTTGTTAGGAAAAAAGCGTTCATATTGCTCTAGCATTTTCCCCTTGCCACCTACCCACTTAATGAAAGGTTTAGCTTTTGTTGTGTTTGATGTCTTCATGTCTGTTAGTATTGAATTGAATGTTTTACGATCCCTCTATTTTTGGTAGAGGGATTTTCTGATTTCTAAAGTTACTTTACGCTTCCTGAACCTCGAATACAACCACAAGATTGTTTACGCATTGTAAATACTGAGGATATATTCCCTTCAAACTTTTTACCACAAAAACATTTGAAAGTACCCAAATCATTATTATCTTTATTCCTGCTGAGAAATTTAATAGTGCCGAAATTATTTTTGATTGTCTGATTCGGTTTGTACTTTACTCGAAATTTGTTCATTTTCCCCACATAAGACAGCAATTTTTTCTTGTAGCAACCACAGCTTTTAGTGTCTCCAGATGAAACACTGTGTATATACGATTCAAACTTCTTTTTGCAATAACATTTGAATATGCCTCTAGCAGGAGAATGGTTGTCAAGCCGTTGCATGAGAATTATCTCCCCAGCTTCAGTAGTGAAAACATGACCGTTATTGTATTTCTTAGGCATGGAACAACGTTTAAAGTTACTTTATAAGTATAACACAATATATTAGAATGGCTACAAATTAAAAACCCCCATTGCTGGGGGTATTCCGTAAAGTTACTTTAGAGGGTTAAAAAAGACTTAACTCTTTTTTGTAAACTTTCTTTATGACTTCCCTGATCTCTGCATTGGTTAATCCGTAATGTTTGAGCGCTTCTATTGCAGACATGACCGGATAAAGAAAATTGCATAACTCAATACCCTCACTATCAGAGGACATATCGAGGATTTGTTTTGCTTGTTCTGATAAGTAATGACCGATACCAATCAGATAGCCGTTAGGAACAACTCTCAGCTCAGACGTTGTGTGGTAATTCTTTGGGGCAATGTCGGTTAATTTTTCGTAAAAGTCATCTAGGTCACAAGCCAAATAATCTTCCTGATAATCTGGATGATTTTCTACCCAGATAAAATCGTCAGAATGCAGACATGCTCTAGTCTGCATCACTTCTCCCTTATACTTGAAAGTAATAATGTGTTTATCCATTACTTTGATTGCCAACAATTATAATAATACTACTA